GTATCTCGGATGCCGCGCTTACCTCAATCGCCGTCAGCCTTAAGCGCATCGCAGATGCCATGGACGGCGGCGATGCCCGCGTTTTTGATGATTAATATATGAAAGGAGATATTTGCTATGAACAGTTGGAGCATGAAGGAGTTGTCGGTTGGTGTTTTTGGAGCGGTTCTTCTGACACTCGTTATCTATCTCGCCGGCAATTCAATTGGTTTGGTCAGTGCGTATGACTATCTTTGGTTGGAGATTCTCGGTGTAATCACCAACTTCGCCTGTGTGTGGCTAGTTGCAAGACAGAATGTCTGGAACTGGCCTATCGGTGTTGCAGCAGTTGTGCTTCTAGGCGTTTTGTTTTGGTTCACCGGTCTGTATGCGTCAATGGTTCTGAGTCTTGTTTACTTTCTGCCGATCCAGTTTTACGGATGGTATAATTGGGTCTATGGTGGCAAAGACAATACCGAGTTGGGAGTATCGCGACTGACAGTGAATCAGTGGTTGTTTTTGGTGGGTGCCGCAGTTCCTGTGTGGTTTGTCGTGTCTTACATCAACAACTCGTTCGGCGCTACTTTGCCTGTTCTTGACACTGGAATTCTTGTCCTATCGATCATCGCCCAGCAGTTGATGACGGAGAAAAAGATTGAGAATTGGCTGTTCTGGATTGCTGTGAACGTGTTGAGTGTCGTGGTTTATGGATCCGCAGGTCTGTATGTTCTGTGTGCCCAGTATGTGTTCTTTCTTGGTAATGCAGTGTATGGATTCTGCGAGTGGTATCGGTCAAAGCCTGTGACAATGTGAATCGGAGAAATATCATGAAACACTACAAACTTGTTATCGGAAAGTTCATGCCGCCTCATATGGGGCATGACTATCTCATTCGATTTGCCGATGCATTCAGGATCGATAGTTCATATTCGTTTCAGTCAATATACGACACAAAAACGCTCGTTATTGTATGTGGAATGGATTCTGAGCCTATCGATTCTTTCATGCGTTTCGATGCGATGAATGAGCATTATTTCGGCAGCGGAATTCTGATTTCGCACTTGTTCAAGACAATGCCGCAGGAGCCAAAGGACGATCCGGATTTCTGGGACAAGTGGAAGTCTGCTATCGAGGAGATTGCCGAGAGAAATGGACTCAGCGGCACTCCTTATGTCTTTGCATCTGAGCCATATGGTATGAAGCTTGCCGAGGTGTTGAATGGTCATTTTATTCCTGTCGATGTTGATCGGTCGATTGTTCCGACTTCCGGAACTGACATTCGAAACGACATGTTGAAGCCGATCAACTGGAACAAGATCATTCCAGAGTTTCGCCGTCGAATGCAGATCAACGTTCATATCATTGGATCGGAGTCGACCGGAAAAACGACTCTTTCCCGAGACATTCGAGAAACATTCGATATCATGATTAATGGTTTCAACAGCAGCGCTGGCTCAGTCATGACAGTTGTTCCTGAGTATGCTCGTGGTTATCTCAGAGAGTATGGTGACAGCAACTTGTCGGAGCAGACATGGAATGATCTGTTCCGAAGCGGTATTGCGCAACTCAGGACAAATATCGATTCCGCAATCATCGTGCGGGACACAAGTCTGATTACCACTGTTGGTTGGGCGTCAATTTTGAATCCAGATTACATGGCTGTAACGACAAGCGATAGGATCGAGCAACTTTCGATGGTCGACCAGACCATTCGCAACACTCGAAACGATTTGTATTTCCTTCTTCCAGACGATGTTCCTTTCGAGGTGGATCCGCAGCGATATGGAATCTACAAGCGCCAGTCTACCAAGGAGTTTTGGAAGACGTTGCTTGACAAGTATGGAATCAGCCCTATTGTTGTTCCCGATGAGAATTCTTCTCGGCCTGGTCCAAAGTATGGATCCCTCTACAAGAAAACCAATTTCATGATCTATCATATCCTCAAGAAGTTCGAGTCAAACCTCAAAACGACTTGACAGATTGTAGAAGTGTGTTATAATGCGAATATAGGGATTAGAGAGACATGCAGGCTATCATCGCTGGTATCATCATTGCCATTGTTGTTGGTGTTGTTGTGCCAAGGATCAATCGCAAAATCGACAAGTTTTTCAATGAAAAGGAGTGAATCGTCTTGAACAAGTATATGATTATCATTCGTGGTCATCCGGGCTCCGGCAAGACGACTCTTGCAAAGAAGATCATCGAGAAGTTGACTCGGCAATGGAGCACCTTTTCGACACCGGTCAACATTCAGCATTTCGAGACGGATCAGTTTTTCGTCAAGGAAAATGGCGACTACGAATTCGATCCGACGCTGATCGGTGTTGCTCACGCTGACACTTTCAATCGTTTGAAGGTCTTTTTCTCGGCTTGTGAGTCCAAGAAGGGGAATCAGATCCCGATTGCTGTGTTGTCGAATACTTTCACCAAGCTTTGGGAATTCGAAAACTATTTGAAGTATGCCAAGGAGAACGGCATCAAGGTGGCTGTTCTGCGTGCCGTTGGGAATTATCAGAACGTCCATGGCGTTCCGGTTTCGACCATTGATCGCATGAAGAAGAATTACGAATTGTATTCTGGCGAACTCCCGGTTCACGGGAAAAGCATTGATATTGTGTTCAACTGGCAGTGAGAAATCTCTTGACATTGCCTGTCGAGTATGATATAAATAAGACGTGATTGATGATATTGACTGAAACGACGAAAGACTTGGGGGCGGTACCCAACGCCTCCACCATGAATACATCTAAGAATCGGGAGGGTATCCCGGACCGAAGGCATCATGAACCTTCGCGGGGATTTACTTGGGTGTGTTCTTGATGGGGGCGAAATAGGATCGATTTCGGCTGTAGAGGAAAATGGAGATCGCCCTGCGCAAGCTAGGTCAACGCAAGAAAACTATAGATGGCATTAGCGCATCTAACGATAACGTGGATTATGGTGCGGTCGCTCTTGCGGCCTAATCGATAATTCTCTTATCCGGGGTATGGCTCCACCTTGTTACCCAACGGGCCATTTTTTTTATCTTGACTTTCAATTCCACATTGTATATAATAATCAAATTCAATCGTTGAAAGAACTTCATGGGATCCTTTCTGAATTACCTAATCATTTATCTGATCGGTCTGAATGTGGCCTTGGTCATCGCCGCGGTGGTCATTATCACGTTTATTCTTCTGGAGGAATATCTTAGATGATCGCCGCGGCCAAGAAAGAGGAACTGTTGGTTTTTCAGAACCAAATCGAGAAAATGGTCAATCAACTGTCTTGCTCGTATATTGACGCGATAGTCAAGTTTTGCGAGGACAATGATCTAGAAATTGAACGAGTGCCGACACTGCTTTCAAGTCATCTGAAATCGAAAGTGGAAGAAGAAGCCAGTGATTTGAAGATGTTGAAGGTCAGAGTAAACAGATTGGAGATATGATTGAACACCACCGGCAAAATGGCTCCATATGATGCCTATTGCATGTATGTTGCGATGAAACTCCATTTCACCAAGAAGGATTATGATTTCATCACATATCGAGGATCTGTCAAGATCAAGCAAGAAACGTTTGATCGATTGGCATACAAATCGATGTTCTACAAGTTGGTGAATTTGTATCCGCCCGAGAGATTGAAAACACTGTTTTTGATTGTGTTGGCTAGAAATCCGAAAGCATGGCCGGGTGATTTTCTAACGACGAAAAGTGCAGAACTGCTAAGATCCAAGGAAATGTTTGATAGTGCTCAGACCTATCAATTCGAGTCCGAGTTAGATACCATACTGGATTCTGTCAATAGTGTTGAAGAACTCATTTCGATGAAGAATGGCAATTTGCCGTTTCTATACGTGTTACTAAATAATGATGAGGTTAGACTGGATACGTTTATCATCATTGATGATATTCTGTCTCTTACTTCCAAATGGAAAATCGAAAAGATCAATCCGTTTTGGAGCAGTCAGAAACTTCAACTTGATAAGTATGCACCATTTGTGAAATATGATAAGAGCAAGTGTAAAAAAATACTAGTATCAAAATTAAAGCAGAAATCAGAAAAACAGAAAGCAGGAAAAAATGTTTGACTTTAAAAGCGCAGCAGATTACAACAAGATTATTGATTCACTAAATGCAATGAACCAGGGCGGCCAACAGCGCGGCAATCCAGAGGAAGAAAAGACTTTCTGGCGCCCAACCATCGACAAGGCAGGCAATAGCTATTCAGTTATCAGGTTCATGCCAACTCCACAGGTCGATGGTCCCGATGGAACTCCATATGTTCATCTACAGCGATATGGCTTCAAGACCGGTCTCGGTAAGTGGTATATCGAGAACAGTCCTTTGACTTTTGGTAATCCAGATCCTGTTGCTGAATTCAACAGCAAGCTTTGGAATTCGGGCGGGCAGGACTATGCTCGCAGACAAAAGTTGAAGCACAATTACATCGCAAACGTCTATGTGGTTGAGGACAAGGAAAATCCGGCTGCTGTTGGTCAGGTGTTTCGTCATAGTTTCGGTAAGAAGATTATCGAAAAGATCCTACTGGCTATGAAGCCGACATATCCAGACGAAAAGCCTATCAATCCATTCTCACTATTGGAAGATGGTGCGAATCTCAAATTGAAGCTTCGAACCGTTGATGATTATCTCAATTATGAATTGTGCTCGTTCGATGCGCCTTCACGCCTATTGAACTTCACGGATGAACAATTGAGAGAAATCTGGAAGAAAACATATTCGTTGAAGGAATTGTTGGATCCTTCTCGTTTCAAGTCTTATGACGAATTGAAGGAGATTTTCATCAAGGCAACTGGCGAAGAAGAATATAGGAGAGTTATGGGTTTGGGTTCCGGTGCGGTGAACATCAACTCTTATGAACGTCCTACCGCTCCTGCTGTAAAGCAGATGGTGACAGCCGAAGAAAAGATGAAGTCGAGCCAGGCAACTGTTGATAATTCACCTGTTGCGGCTGCAGCCGATGATGATGATGACGAATTGAAATTCTTCAAGCAACTTGCTGGAGAGTGAATGAATTAAGCCCGGGAAACCGGGCTTTTTTCTTATTGATTCGTTGTTGGAATTGGCGTGTAGATGGTTGGATTATATACCCAATCAGGAACTTTCTGAATCGCGTCATTCTTCTGTGCTGAAATCGGCTTTTCTGGCTTTCCGGCAACACGACTGTTGAACTCGCTTTGGGTAATGCCTTTGGTGCTCTTGTCCTTTTCAGGTTCTTTGTTGGCAACAGTTGCTCGTTCCACAGAATCAAGTTTCGTTTGAATAGGCTTGATGGCTGTTTCAAATGCTGTTCTGATTCTGTCGTCAATGCGCTTTTCGATGTCCTGTTCCATTAGACCATCGTTTCGAATTGGTGTTTCTATTGGAGCATATGCATTAGGATTCACAGTCAAATCAGTTTTCGCAACTTTCTCCTGAGGAACAAGAGGTGGTAATGTTCCTCTTTGTGTTACACCTGTCTCAAATGCTTGTTGGATATCGGCCGGGGATTTCCAAACTCTTGGTGTATTAGCGATTCTCCTTAGTCTTGGATCTGGATCATTCTTGTCACCACCACCAATATGCATTGTGTTAGGTCCCATGTAACCTTCAGACATGCCAAATCCATTGATTCCAATAGCCGAAGCGGTTTGTGCAATTTCAACGATTTTCTTTCTGTGAACAGGATTTCGTATATCTAAAAGTGTTCTTTTGCCGTCAATTATGGCATATGCCTTTGTGTCTCCTGCCCAGCCGCGGTCATGGTTATGAGCACCCTTAGCACCTGGTGCGCCTTCCATGCGCTGCCCACCTGAAACAATTTCGAATTCAACACCAGTTCGGGTTGCCAGTTCTTCCATCTGTTGCTCGAATTCTGGAGAAAGGGCGCCCTTTCTTGTCTTGGCAAGTTCTGCTTGTGATTGAATCACTCGTTTTCCTGTTATGGTCACCGGTGCGCCGACAACAGCAGCAGTTGTTGGCTGCATACTTCCTAGATTTGCCATTTTCTGTCTAGCCAATTCTTCTTTCTTGGTAACGAAAAGTCTGGCTTTCTCCGAGGCAGTCATTTCAGATGTATTCAATTGACCTTGCGCAATATAACTGTCAGCCTTATCGAGATATGCCACAGCATTCTTGCCGCGTTGATCTGTATAATCTCCTGAAATTTCCATGTTGCGATTGACGATTTCGGCGGCGGCGTAAGGATCAGTAGATTTTCTTAATAGGTCTCCGGCTGTTTTATGAGTATGATTCAATTCCCACTGATAGAATTCAAGTTGTTTCTCAAACGAGGCGCCTTTAAGTGGCATTCCCATGACTTTTTGAAACATTGCTTGTCTATCCGGATGCCATTGAGCAATACCCATGGCTCGACCGCCATCGCCTCTTTCTTCTCCATCAATAACTGATTTTTTGAAGCCGCCTTCCTTCTTGATGTTTCCAAGAATAGCCGCTGTTTGAACTTTTGTCCATCCCTGTGACATGAAATAGTTGAACGCTTGCGCTTCTAATGAATCGCCACCTTTTCTTTGATACATCGATTTCATCACTTCTGCATCGGAAACGACTGCTTTATATGAAGATGCTGAGAAGCCGCGGCGTTCTGGTGACTCCATTATTGATCTTTGAATGCCAACGTTAGCCAGTTGTTCATCTGTCAATCCGGCAAGTAAGGAACTGTTTGCTATCGTTCTTCCCTTTGCAAGATCATTAACGATTGCTTCCATTGCTGGCGACATAGGAGTTGTGATCACTGATCCACCACCCGGGCCAAATTCACCGGGACGCATGAATTCACCTGCTCCTGTTTGACCAGGATACAATGCAGAGCCAGAACCTCTTGCTGATCCTGTGCTCGTTTGTTCGGTCAGATATTTTCCCATCGCAGAATCAACACCGTTGAAAATCCGCGAATTCGTCAATGCAGTTGTGAATGGCGAAATGATGATTGGTTGATTGCCTAGAGAACTTGTAGAAGCTGGAGCAGATGAAGAAGTCATTACTCGAACTGCTGAATCGGTCAGAGCCGATAGGCTTCCTGATTCAGCGATTGCTTTTGCCTTGCGCCAGTTCTTGACGCGACCTGTCTTAGGAGTCGTCTTTGTGGCAGCTGGTCTCCTGTCAGCAACCTGCTTGATTGTCTTTTCAATATCACCACCTTCGATGATTGTCCACCATATAGCTTCGGCAAGTGCCTCAGAAGATTCACCAGCAAAATATCCTAGAACACCACCAAGCAGAAATCCAATGACCGCACCTGGAATAGCACCACCGCCGCCAAAGAACGCGCCGACACCACCACCCGCAATGGTTCCCGCTTCGGCACCTAGAATTACACCTAGAGTGTTAGCGATAGCACCGACGATTTCTGTTCTGATAACCTCCGGTGGCTGATGCTCTAGCATGGCATACAAAGGCTCAGTTGCATTCAGAATGACGATAGCAACAACCGAAGCATACTTCGACGCCTTGGAAACTTTCTCAAGACCCTTGATGAATTTGACCAACATCGGATTTCTGTAGAACGTCGAGCCGACTTTGGCTATATCAGCAGTCATCTTGGTCGCAAGGCCACTAGTGCCAGCCCGCAAGGCTTTTGATCCAGCTAATGCAGATGCATTGCTGGAGAAATAGTCAAAAGGGCTTTGGTTACCACCACTGGCCCCTCCACTGGCCAATGCTCGTTCCAATAGCTTGAACTTCTTATCAATCGTCTTTCGAATATATTTCGTATCACTGTGAACTTTTTCCAGTGATGTTTCGATGTTGTTCAACTTGACGAGAGTTATGGTAAATGTCTTGCCGAGTGATGAATTTGGATTTTCCAAAATATCATCAACTGCGTCATCAACATTATCCTTTAACGTTTCGCTTACAAGTTTGTTCAATCTCTTGGCGCCGAAACGCTTCAAGATGCTTTCGCCGAATGCGTTTGTTAGTTTATTTGTGATGTTTTTATCCATTATCGTAATCTTCTTATGTGATTCATCATGTCCTTCTCAGCATTCAATCTATCTGTTTCAATCATGTTATCTTCCTTGATTTTCATGGCAATGTAATCGATATAGACTAGTCTTTCCCACGGATACATATTTTCTATATCAGTCAGTGACAAATTATGATTTTTCATCAACGCATAGTTTGTCTTGATGTATTGCACCAGATTTTCATGATAAACGACGATTAGAAAAAACTTAGCGGATCGTGAACATGAATATCATGCTCGAATCCGCACTTCGGACACTTCTCTTTCTTTTCGAGTATCAGGTATGGTTGATTTTCCACATATGCAACCATTTCGCTGAAAACTCTTGTTTCAAGCTTTTCGATCCAATCGATGAATTCTTCCTTGGTGAAATCCTTGTATGGTGTCCACACGCTTGTCTTGTCAAACACGCATTCGATGCTGTTGTAAAGCAGTGAAATGGTTTCATCGACCTTGGATTCGAATTTCGAGTTGTCGAGACTTGCCTTGAATATCGTTGGTTTCATCTTCACAGAAACGTCATTGTTGATTGCAATCACCTTAGGACTTGCATGATCTGCATCCTTGATGGTAAGATCGGTAATCGTGATAGGAACATTGAATGTCGTGTTGCAAGTTTCATCCTTCGAATTCTTGTTGGAACAGGTGATTGAAACATCGACTTTTTCACCGACGGACTTCGCTCGCAAGTTGATCATCAACCAGTCTGAATCTATTACTGAATAATCCGCAATATCGAATTCCGTTGGCTTTATGACACAAGCATTGATGACATTTCTTGTCGCATTAGCGATTTCATCTAGTGCATTGAGATCCTGTGCTGCCATCAATAGTATCTTATCTTCCTTCACAAGATATCTTCTGCATGTCAATTTCTTTTTTGATATAGGTAAAGTCAAATCAAAAGTTGATACAGCAATCGTTGGTAAAGTCATATTAATTCATCTCCTATTCATTTTCCTCTACTGGTTCAACAGAAAAGTCGGTAAACTGAAATTGAACTTTTGTTACCGAAGGACTATCGTCGCCCCACAAATACTGCATTTCCATAATAGTAACAGGAAATGCCTTCAATAGAGTGGCGCGTTGAACCACTTTTCCAATGTCATTTAGCTTTTCAATTTCAATACTAGTTACATATTCATCTGGAAAGGCAAAATCATAAGTGAAACCACCCTGGATAAAATCTAGCCATGAATGAAAATATGATGCCACGTCCATGTTGTCTTGATTGTAGAATGATATCGTGATTGGATCCGCGGAACCATGGATACCAACCGAGAAGTCAGGACCGTAATATCGCAATTCAGATGTTTCAATCGATCTGGAAGGAACACTGGCTTCATGAGCCATGAACTGCAATTTTCTGTTGATCTGAGCATTTGCGGATGTTGTTCCCCAACCAACCGCTGTGCCAGTTGATGATATTATGCCTGTATAGGGATGTATCAAGACTTGGAACCTGTTGGTTCGAGCAAAGCCTTTTCCAAATTGACTTCTGAAATGCGATACGTCGGTCATCAAATTCTTCCTTTTGAGTCTCTCCAGACTTGTTCTTTTGTTGATTTCGCAAAGTTTTCAACTGGTAGAAAAATTGCCTGCTTCCATTCTCTTGGATCGATCCAGATGAACTGGCTTCTGACATGCGCGCTAAGATATCTCTTTACACAAGGTTGATGCATTGTTCCGAGACCCTTTAGTATTTCGTAACTGATTTTCAACTTTGTTGTTTCATCAAATCTCTTGTTTGTCATTGTTTCGACCAGTTTTGCCAGCAATTTGGCTCTTAGTCCGTAATCGAGATAGTGGAAATTGATGCCTAGAAAACCATCTGGATAGAATTCGATAGGAAACACGAGAGGAAATTTGTCATAGTATGGTAGAGTTTTCTTGTGTTTCGGATCATAGATGAAGAAATACATTTGACCAATGGAGTTGATTTTTCGAGCGCGCTGCTGGTCGTGAATTATCGATTCACGATTTTGAGGCATTAGGCCAATCTTCTTGGTGTCAGAAACTCGCCCGGTGTTTTTCAGTTTGTCGGTAAACCATTTCCAGGCAGATGCTACGGAATTGCGAATCGCCGACTTGGTTCCAAAAAGCTTGTTCAAATCGAACGTTTCATCATCCATTCCGGTCCAGGATTTCGAGTCGAATTCTCTTGTCATTACACTTTTACCTTTAGATCCTTCTCAGTCAAAATTATGAAGTCGATTCCTACACGAGAACAATAGTCTCTTGCAGCCGCCCATTTGGCCTCATTGATAGGCCATTTCTTCTGTTTCTCGGGTTTCACCTCAATCATCATTATCTTTTCCTTGCCGTTCCTGTCTCTACCCTTGACGACAACATCCGGAAAATAACGATGAACTTTACCGTCCACAGGAGATACATAAGGAATAGAAACTTCCTCGCTTGACCATTGCAACACGCTTGAATTCATATCAAGATACTTGAACAGTTTCAATTCCCATAATGAACGAAATATGATGTTGTTTGCATCACCGACGTATTTCTCGGGATAATACGGTGTAAATTTTCCTTTATACGAAACTTTGGTTCGTTTCGACTGCCATAATGTATTGGTTTCATCGTCATCATGTCTCTTAGAATAATATCGCGTGGATCCTCTTTTGTCTTTCATGCTTATCCATCTACTCTAAATAGTATGATATATTTAGATAACGAGTCACAAGGTATGCCAGAATCAAGATTAAGATACACGTCTAGCGGAATGTTGTTGCCTGAATTGGGTCCAGAACCATCAAAGGGTCCAAGGGTATATACCAAGAATACTCCATACATGGCAGCATTCGCGAATCAAGACAAACCAGAAGAAGTCATGGCATCAGCAGCCAATAGCAAAGTTGCAACAATGCATACTTTTCCATCGACCGCGGACGGCTTTTCATACATCGGTCAATCACGACATACGATGCAGATTCTTGCCTATGAAACATCGCCATACAAGACATGGAACGATATCAAGACAAAGTTTGAATCTCTTTCTTCAAATCTCGGTGACAGTTTCAAGGAAGCATACCAACAACTTAAAGACCAACTCACTTCTGGAGGAATACCGGATATATCCGCTGTTGGCAACAGTCTGTCGCTTCTCGGTCAGGCAGACATTGATTATTCGGAACTGAGAAATTCGAGAATCAACCAGGTGAAGCCCGAAGCCATCTTCACATTCTATATGCCGACTCCGATTATCTATCGAAGCGAAAACAGATATGAGGAAATCAGTCTGACAAGATCGATATCCGGTGGTATTTCATCTGCTGCTTCCACAGAAGGGCTTCCTACATCAGGTTTCAAAGGCAAAATCGCTGGCGCTCTAAAAGCAGTTGATAAGTTCGGCTCCGCGGCAGCAAATGCTTTGCAGATGGGTGGGTATCCGATCAATCCGATGATCGAAATCCTATATGAAAACACGCTTCAAAGAACGTTCGAATACGAATTCAGATTTGCTCCAACCTCCGAAGCGGAATCAATCAGTCTGAAACAAACAATCGAAAGACTCAGAGAAACAGCGGCACCAACTCGAATGGCTGCTGGCATTCTATGGAAAGCGCCAGACACATACGATATCATGTTCCTGCATAATGGCGTCGAGAACACGAATATTCCGAAAGTCAGTGAATGTGTTATGGAATCAATCGAAGTCGATTATGCTCCTAATGACAAATGGGTCACATTCCGAAATGGATATCCGATCGATGTCAGAATGAGACTTGCATTCCGTGAACTTGATCCTATTGACCGTACAAACGTTAAGAGAGGATGGTAATGTCCGAGTATTTTGCCAAATTCCCAAAAATCGTTTATAATCAAAACTTTAATAATGGTGCACCAAATTACGACTTGGTGACAAACATCTTTTTCAGAACGATGTTCCGTGAAATTGCAAAAAACGAATCAGTCAACTATTACTTGTATGATATCAAGGAATACGACACACCCGATTCGGTCGCAAGAGACTATTACGGGCATCCGGAAGCATACTGGATGATTCTATATGCTAATGATATCATCGATCCATATTATGACTGGCCATTGTCCGGTGACAACTTCGACAACTATATCATAGAGAAATATGGCTCATTGGAATATGCCATGACTACTGTTCACCATTATGAAAAACTGATAACAATGACAGATAGCAGAACAGGAACGAGCACCACAAAAACTCTAGTCATTGACCAGGCAGATGCCAGATCTGTTGATGGCGAGGATTTACCACACGATGATTACACAACTTTGGCCGAAACATACTATCCAAATGTTCAAGGATCATTCAAGGATGCATCGTCCGTAACTGTTGTTGTTACAAAACAATCTGTTACTATTTACGACTATGAGTTTAACTTGAATGAGGCCAAGAGGTCTATCAGATTAATTCGAAAGAGTTACTATGAAACATTCAGAGAACAAATGGAAAAGCTTGGAATGGAAGATATGAAAAAGCCTTATTTCAGAGAAATTAGAGGTTACTAATGGAAGTAAGGGAAAGTTCTTTAGTAACATTCAAGGTCGATATCGCGGCACCAGAGCATCTGTTTAGAGAATTCTCGATAAGCGAAATACATCTATCAGAAAGCTTGATGTCTCCTAGTCTCCATGCCAGTGTAATGGTAACAAGCTATAGACATAATGGGTATGTCAAGAATTGGGACCTTCTGGCAGGAAGCAAGATCAACATTTCAGTCAATCGCCCGATTCTGGCCGAATACAATCGCGAATCGAAGCTTGATGTTGAAATGACGATTTACAGAGTTGAGAATCGCCATCCTCGCTCGCCGCAAAATGACGATTTCACAATCGCCGCTATTGACGAGACAGCATTGAACAATGCGATGAAACGAGTTTCGAAATCATGGAAATGCACTCCGCCCCATGCCATTGTCGGTGATATCATGATGAATTGTCTGGACGTGCCGAATCTCGTTACAGAGGCATCCCAACCGAATCGCACCTATTTTGCGGAAGATATTCATCCTTATCAAGTTGTCGCGCAACAGGCCGATGTGGCATTGGCCGGCGGCAATGATCCATCGTTTCTGCACTACATGACATTTGAAAAGGTTGTTGGCACCCATCGGTTCGAGTCACTTTATGGAATGACGAGAAAAGAAAGCATCTGGGATTACGAATTCATTGAGAAGGGCAGAATTGACGAGACATGGGAAAATCCATGGGCAATGCTATCGTATGAGAATCCATGTGATTTCGATTTGTTGTCAGATGCCTTGAACGGCATCAATCCTTTCACGGGCGATATAAACAGATCGATTGTTGTCGTCAATGCCGTGAATGGAATGGTCGATATTGTTGGTGCAAATCCGGGTGATTGTGGCATTGGCAGTGCCGGAAACGATGTATCGTTTACGAATAAATACAGCGCTGGTAATGAGAACAATTGCGAGGTTGATGTTGAAAAACACAAGTTGTTGAGAATCGCTCGCCTTGGCCTATTGGATTCAGACAAGATTGCTTTTCGATTAACGGTTGCCTTCAATCCAATTCTACATGTAGGCAAGATGATCAAGATTCAGACACCAAACAAGGTATACAATCCAGATGGAACAATTACAGTTTCTCCTGATTATGCCTCTGGTTACTATCTGATTTCAAACATGACTCATAAACTATTACCAGGTGGATTTTGCACGACAACAATGGATTGTGTATCACAGTCCGTTGGTCTCGGAGGAAGAACACTAGGATGACACCATTCAAGAGAATATTGAGTTACTTCACGCCGGTGAAGAAAGGAACAGATGCTAGTCCTGATCCTGAAGGTCTGGGTCGTTCTGCATATCGTGATTTGACCAAGCATGGTTCAAACGTGAATTCAGATCATTTGCCATTCTCACAGGCATTGGGAACTTTTGGTGTTTACGATAGACCACCGCCACCCGGCTCGATTGTTGTGGGTATTCCGGCAAATCAGGCCGATGGATATATCTTTCCTCTTGGCATTCTATCAGGCATTCATGACGGTTCTTCTGCTGGTCAGCAACTTGGTCATCTTCAAAAAGCAGCAGAACAAGAGTTGAATATTCGCATTCCTCCAAATGTTCAATCAGTGCTCGAATCAAACGAGACAGGCATTGAAAAATGGACCAAGAGAATAATGGAAAAGGGAATCCAGTTCAAGCAATCGTTGTTGAACGGTCTTCCAAGTGACAATACGTCATATGAACTAGCTGGAATGGACATCGAACCTATTTCGGCCATTCAGGGTGCCAAGGATGCCGGCATCATGGCAATGACTTCTGAGAAACTTTCCTTGGCTGGGTTCTCGACTTTCAATCTGGCTGAAATTCTCAATCAGTTGATTGACCTTGATATTGGTAACATGACGACTTCTATGGCAATGACATTGCGCAATGCTGCAACGTTGATGCAGCAGGATATAAATGCGCAGCCTAGTTGGGGCGCGATGGCAGGTCAATTTGTCAATCCTGCCACGGTATTAGTCGATGCTCGTAATCGAATGAATGCTGCCACATCCTCGGTTGAAGTCATGGATGTCATCAGAGGCATTCAGACAACGAATTATTCGCCAGAAGAAAAAACAATAACAATATCAACACCATACGGCGAAATAAAACAAAATGTCAGTTCGAATGGAACCATAACTCAAAAAGACACGATAATTCAAGATGTTATATCCGCTTTACAGTCACTATTAGGAACTATCGAGCAAGGAGCATCTGGGCAACCACTGTTTTCAGAGAGTGGAACACAACTCACTGAAATGGCTGGTCGCTTCAAGGATATCGATAAGCAAGTTGAAATGAATGCCTTTCTGAGTCAGTTGAGCGATTCGATGAACACTAGAAAAAAGAGAGGCCGAAAGGATGGAACGGTTGGTGGCAACACTCAGGCATCCAGAAAGCAGATTGTTGATAGAAGATCAGTAACAGCGATTGATGGCGCCATATTGTCTTTCAAGCCTGTTGATAGGAGTGGTGTATGACCTGGGACGAGAAAAAGAAGCAAAAGAACGCAAAGAAGCCGAATTACAATCTTATACATACTGCTTCTGGTCATACAGTCATTCTAGATGATACGAATGGCGAGGAAAATATTCTCGTTCAACACAGATCTGGTTCCATGATGCAGTTTCGTGCCGATGGTTCTGTTCATGTTCGAACTCAAGATGCGAAATATGAAGTGATTCTTGGTGACAACAACGTGAAGATTACCGGTGGTCAGAACATTACTGTCGATGGTGGTGGTCAACTCCACGTCTTGGGTGACTACGACATGACGATTCAAGGAAACATGAATACGACGATTCAAGGATCATCAAAGATGGTTGTGGCTGGCGACATGGAAACAGCAGTCAAAGGAAATCAGGTTCAGGCTGTTGGCGGCGATTCGAAAGTCGCAGTGAATGGAAACCATGATCAGTTTGTCGATGGAACAAGTGTCACTCAAGCCGATGGCGGTGTTGCAATTCTTGCTACAGGTGGCAATGGTGTTTACATGGCAGGAGAGAAAGTCGCTATTGAAGGTGATTCAGGAGCATCACTCGGCTCATCCGGAGGTCAAGTGACTGTAAAAGCTGGTGGAGGCGATACAGTGATTCAGGGTAACAATGTGAGGTTGAACTAATGCCCGGTGCTCATAGAGACGGAGACTTGCGCGCATGTGGTGCAACAACAATCGTTTCTGGTCAAGGAAACGTTTATGTCAACAGCAAATTGTGGGCCGTTGAAGGCGACAAGAATACTCATTTGAATGGTGACCTGATTGCCACAGGCTCTACAGTTTTCATCAACGGAAAGAGAGTAATCGTCAATACACCAGATCAGGCCATAGCCGATGGAGCTGGCCACGCTGGTTCAGAAGATCAGACAGCCGAAGGTTCCGGCGACGTTTTCGCATACTAAGAGGAATACATGACTAACGAAGTTGCTAGACAGAACGAGAGTTACAAAGACCTGGATCTTGATTTCATTGCTCATCCAGCTAGTGGTGATATCGTCAAGAAAACCGGAGAGGATGCCATAAAGAGAGCCATGAGAAATCTGCTGTTTCTCAAATTGGGTGAAATCGGCTTCATGCCGAAAAAAGGATCAGGCCTGAAACACTATCTGTTCGAGTTGATAACTCCAGCTACAATAGAATTGATAACCAGAGAAATATTTGATACTTTGGCCCTATATGAACCAAGAATTATTACCAAAAGGGTAATTATTTCAGAAGATGTAAATCCAAATGGTATAAATATAGTAATAGAATTCGAAATTATAAACTATAGCAAGCCTTCCACTCTAAGCTTGTTACTACAGAGGATAAGATAAATGGCTAGCAATTCGGCCTTCCGTATTACAGAACTTGATCCGAACGAAATAAAGGCCAATCTAAAAACGTATCTGCGCGGTCAAGACGAATTTACAGATATCGACTTTGAAGGTTCAGGCATCAATATTCTTTTGGACATATTGGCTCGCAACACTCATTACATGGCATATTACATGAACATGCTGGCTGCTGAATCTTTCATTGATTCCGCTCAATTGAGACAGTCTATTGTTTCCCATGCGAAGCATATTGGATACACTCCTGAATCGATGAAGGGAGCAAGAACCTTTGCAGATATCACGATTACACCTAGTGATTCGGAAGATCAAGATGCCACATCATTGACAATGCCAAAATGGACAACCTATGTTTCTCAGGCAATCGATGGTATCAATTACAACTTTGTAACAACTTCGGCCCACGTGGCAACCAAGGCAAATGGATCATTCCTTTTTGCCAATGTCGAACTAAAACAGGGTGATGTTGTCACGAGAACATTCCTTGTTACATCCGACAATGAAAAACGTGAATACATCATTCCAAGTGCCAATGTTGATATCGATGAAATGTATGTATCGGTTCAGCAATCCACTTCAAACACATACTCGGAAGTCTATACGCTTGACAGAGACATGACGACACTGCGGGCCAATTCCCAGGTCTACTTTATTGAAGAAACGACTTCCGCTAACAACCACTACAAGTTATTCTTTGGTGATGGCATTCTTGGCAAGAGACCAATCGATGGTAATATCATCACTGTAACATATCTCGACAGTCAGGGAAAATACGGCAATGGTGCCAACAGTTTTCTTTTGGTCGAAACAGTGGATGGCTATAACGACAACGTTTCAATCGTTCCGGCATTCACTGCCTCTGGTGGTTCCGAACGCGAAACGGTAGAATCGATTCGATATCATGCACCGCGGTCATACACAACACAGTCAAGAGCCGTTACAGAAAACGACTACTTGGAATTGTTTGTTGAGGATTTTCCAAACATTCAGTCAGTCAAGGTGTGGGGTGGTGAGCAAGAGAATCCACCTTTGTATGGAAAAGTGTTTGTGGCAATCAAGCCAAAGAACAACTACTTTATCACCAACCTTGAAAAGCAGCAGATGATTGACCAATTCGTCGCCAATCGTTCTATTCAGGGAATGATTCCAGAAATTGTCGATCCGGATTACACATGGCTATTGGTAAAGGTCAAGGTCTATTATGATGCCGACAAGACGAATCGCGACGAAAGCGAATTGAAAACATCGGTTCGGAATGCCATTCTCACATATCGCGATGAGACATTGCAGAGGTTCGATTCGAAATTCAGAATTACGAGATTGGCACGAGCAATCGAGGCCACTGATCCTGCTATCAATTCGGCCACAGTCACTCTAAAAATTCAGAAGCGAGTGACACCTTCATACTCGACAAACAAGACATACACTGTCAGTTTCCTAAATCCGATTGAGAAAAACACTCTAACAACGTATCCTGCGCTCCAGGCTGTTGATTCGACTGGAACAATTCGAAACTGCTATATCGAGGAAGTTCCTCTTTCATGGACAGGTGTTGACAAGATTGTTGTCTATGCCGGTGGTACCAACTATGAAGATGCATCCGTAACAATCACTGGTGACGGAACAGGAGCGGTTGCAACTGCGCAAATCGTCAACAAGAAGATTGCAAGTGTTGATCTGGTCGAAAGAGGAAACAATTACACCAAAGCTACTGTAACAATTTCATCAAATACGGGTTATGGTGCAAATGCAATTGCCGATCTGCAATTCAATAACGGAACACTTAGATTGTTCTATTACAAGTCAAACGGTGAAAAAGTATTTGTTAACAATGAAATAGGAACTATCAATTATTCGACAGGTGAAGTTGTTTTCGAAAACCTGAAAATTACTTCCTTGACCGATGTTGACAACTATAATGATGATGTATTAACTGTGAATGTCGAGCCGCAGGAACCAGATATTGATCCTGTAAGAAAAACTATATTGGATCTTGATGAAAATGACAATATAGCTATTCAAATAACAATGGTATCTGAATAATGGCAACTTCAAATAACAAGTTATCAACAATTGTAGAGGCTGGAATTCCCTATTTCATTAGGGATGATCATCCGCAATTTGTCTTGTTCCTGAAGAAATATTATGAGTTTCTGGAACAGCAAGAAAGCTTTACTGGTGGATATCCTGTCGAACGTATCATCAACCATCTAAACAACATTGACATTGATACGACGCAACACGACGAGGCAGCAGAATATCTATACAACAAGTTCATTCAGGACATTCCAAAAACAATTGAAGCCGACAAGGCAATACTACTAAAAAACATCAAGGATTTCTACAGATCAAAGGGAACAGAGAAGGCTACCAAGTTCCTGATTTATCTGTTGACTGGTTTCGAGAATGCCCAGATCTATTATCCGAAAACCAACATCCTGAAAACATCCGATGGTAAATGGTATGTTGAAAAGACGCTGAGAATATCGAATACAACGATTGATGGTGTTGTCAATACCTCTTTGTATGGTCTTAACAGTCTGATCGGTCAGAGAATCATAGGCAATACATCAAACGCAAGTGCGGTTGTCGAAAACTACAATAGATTCTATGAGCAAGGAACACTCATTGACGAGTTGATTCTTTCGAACATCAACGGTTCATTTGAAAATGCCGAACTCCTGAATTTCAGTTCCGGCTCGACTGCTGAATTGTATAGCGGTATCATCAATTCTGTTGAAATCGTTTCTCCTGGACTAGGCTACAACGTTGGCGATCCTGTCATTGTCGTTTCGAATACAGGCGTTGGAGCATGTGTTGTCGTATCGGCTGTTTCAACGGGCAATCTTTCGTCTATTTCAGTTCTGAATGCTGGCGCTGGTTTTCGAGCGGGTGACCCACTGCTTATTTTGGGTGGTGGTGGAACGGATGCCAATGCTATTGTCGCTTCCGTCGATACGTCTGGAAATGTGCATCCTAACAGTTACAATATCGTGTATGCAACTGTTGGTCTGGAAGCAAACACGCCAATTGGTAATGCAGTTTACTCGAATCTCAATTCATTGGTCAGTGATCCTGCCAACAATTGGATTGGCAACTCAATGCTGTATTTCGCATACAGCAATGTCGGACCAGTTGAATCAGTCGAAATGGTCGCATATGGATTTGGCTACACTTCTACACCAACCATCGATATCATCGCGAATACAGTTGTAAAAAATATTGGCATTCTGGGTCGAATGCGAATTGCTGCCGGTGGATTGAACTATCAAGTTGGCGACGATATTGGTTTTGTTGGTGGTTACGGTTGTGGTGCAGCCGCAAATGTGACGCAAGTAGCAGCGAATGGAATGATAGAACAAGTTCGTTTCAAGGAAGTGACCGGATTTCCAGTCGGCGGACTAGGATATACACAAGACAATCTGCCAAGCACGGTAATAACATCTGCTAACGGATCTGGCGCTAACGTGATTGTCACAGCGATTCTTGGGGACGGAGAAGCATTCGGTGTTTCAGGAAACACTTCGGTTGGTGCTATCGAAAGAGTGACAATCATCAATCGTGGTTCAGGTTATGACTCGAATTCATACATCGACATGACGAGCCGCGGTGATGGATCGGCTAATCTAGTTGCATCATTCATTACTGGTGTATATTCTTATCCTGGAAGATACTTGAACAGCGATGGTTTCCTAAGTTCCATAAATTATCTACAAGGCAGAGACTATTATCAGCCATTCTCCTACGTGATACAATCCGGTGTATCAATCGAGAAATACAGAAACACTTATGTCAAGTTGAATCATCCATCAGGATTCAAATTGTTTGGCGAATTCCAGCTAAAGGACAACACTGATTCTAAGTCGTATTCAACAGAATTGCTTGAAACGACAAAACTTATATTCCTTAGAAAGAGTTACACCAAAACAAGCAACACTATAAATATTGCATATTCTTCTCACGGTTTAAGCAACGGTTCAAACGTGTATCTGGAATTTGTCAGCGGAAGCAATGTATATAACGATTTGTATAGTGTAACAACGATACATTCAGATTACATTTTGACGACTGGTAACAATTCAAGCAATACCAGCGGAACAGTTGATGTAGGATTCTAACATGTCATCCACTATCTTTAATGATCTAGCAATTGCAGCAGGCTCACAGTTCATCGAAATGGCCAGTGAGCCAAGCCCAAATACCAATCTGTATCTGACCATTGGCAAAATCAATGCCTGGGCCAATGACCTGTCTCCTGACACAGCAACAACTATGCTCGACGCAAAGGTCGATCTATGGAAAAACATGATTGGTGGCAAGCGCATTTCTTCTAATGACATGTCTCAAGCGATTATCAGACACAACTGGGCAGCAAACACGATTTATATCGCATATGATAATCGAAACAGCGAAATGGGAGCCAATGACGTTTTCTATGTCATGACTTCCGATTACAACGTTTACAAATGCCTGGCAAACAACAATGGTGGTCAATCAACCGTTAAGCCGACATACACCCTGACAAACACGACACAGCAAACAGCAGATGGTTACATCTGGAAATACATGTACACGGTAACCGATGCCAACAGAATGAAGTTTCTAACACCATCATATATTCCTGTGAAAACTCTTTCGATTGACAACGGAAGTGTTCAATGGCAAGTGCAGGAAGATGCCGTTGCTGGAGCGATCCACAACATTCTGTTGACCAATGCCGGCAGTGGATATACCAATGCTTCAAATCTTGTCGTTACAATCAGTGGCGATGGATCCGATTGTGCAGCCACAGCAAATATAAATGTTTCGAGCAACACAGTCGAAACGATTACCATCACAAATCCAGGCGATTCTTACTCGTTCGCCAACGTCACTATTTCGGGCGGTGGTGGAACAGGCGCAACAGCACGAGCAATCATTTCTCCATTTGGCGGCCATGGATCGGATCCACTTTATGAGTTGAATGGTCGCGATATCATCATTTACTCGAAAATATCGTTTGATGAAAGCGGCAAATTGCCAACAACCAATGAATTCAGACAGGTTGGCTTGATTCAGAATCCATATATTCGAGGAACCAGTAATGCGATAACCAACACTGCTTTTTCACAACTATATCAAATTACAACGGTAGGAGCCGACGATTATGAGCAAGATGAATATGTTTATCAGGGAACAAATTTCGCAAGTGCCACTTTTACAGGACTGGTTGCAAAATGGGATAGTGCTAATGGCATCGTTTATACTGTTAACAATGTTGGAGTTCCTACTTCCGACGCATTGATTGGTAGTGAAACTTCAACCTCCAGAACAATTTCAAATGTGAATTTGAATGAAGTTGAGAAATTTACAGGCCAGGTGTTGTATATCAACAATATAACTCCTGTGGAAAGAGCGGATGATCAACAAGAGGTCTTCCAGATAGTAATGAGATTCTAAGTTTGATACTAAATATGTTAGAAACATAGGAATAATGATGGCAAATACTGCAAACACAACAGCAATCCGCACGAATTTCAATCTTGATCCTTGGAACGACGATTTCGATCCTAGCAAAAACTTCATGAGGATCTTGTTTCGTCCTGAAAAGGCCGTGCAGTCGCGTGAACTTACACAGATTCAGACCATGCTTCAAAAGCAGATTGACCGTTTCGGAAAACACGTATTCCGGGACGGTTCAATTGTTATTCCTGGTAAATTCTCAATCTACAATTCAGAGTCATATGTCAAGGTAAAAGACACAGACAACAACGCATTGGCCGTTGATATCTCGGAATGGATCGGCCGAATTGTAACCGGTTCGAACAAGGAAGTTCAAGCATACATCGTTGATGCCGTCGATGGTGTCGAGACGAATACCAACACAAAGACAATCTATGTTCGGTATCTAAACACCGGAACCGATGGCACCACAACAGCCTTCACCGAAAGTGAAGTCTTGACAGATTCGGATGGTAATACCCTTGTGGCTGTCTCAAGCAGTGCTACAGGCAAGGGTTGCAGATTTGAAATCACCGAGGGTGTTGTTTTTGCCAAAGAGCATTTCGTCACATTCGAGTCACAATCCATTGTTCTTTCTCGTTACTCACAGTCTCCGAATTGCAAGATAGGCTTTGTCGTAACTGAAAATATCGTCAATTATACCGATGACCAGAGCCTGTTGGATCCAGCAGTAAGTTCATCGAACTATACGGCTCCGGGAGCGGATCGTTTCCAGCTGGTTCCAACTCTTGAAAAATATGAACTCGACGCTGAGGAAGATGTTGATTTTGTCAGACTTTTGACAATGCGTGATGGAATTATCGAGGAAAAACTTGATCGATCACAATATGCCATTCTTCGCGATGAAATGGCAAAGAGAACATTTGACGAATCCGGCGACTATGTTGTCCAAGGATTGAATGTCAGATTGCGTGAAAATCTTGATGATGGATCCAACTATGGCTATTCCACAACTGGTAATACCCAGCTTCTTTCCGTCGGTGTCGATCCTGGTGTTGCATACATCAAGGGTTATGAAGTCAACAAACTTGTAACATCATGGATGGTGACCGAAAAAGGTTTGACTTCGACAAACATCAATTCGCAAATCATCACTCCTTCAATCGGCAACTATCTATTGGTCGATGAATTTGTCGGCGCATGGAATCTTGACGAGGGAACAGAAGTCTCCCTTTACAACACAGCCCAGAACAGAATATCAACAAAGGGATGGTCAACTGCTTCTCAGACTGGTTCCAACATTGGTAGCGCGAAGATCAAGGGATTGGAATACTCAAGCGGAATTCCAGGAACGGCCAATGCTCAATATAAGCTGTATCTATTCGATATAAGCATGATTGGCTCAAACTCGTTTTCAAATGTCAAGAGCGTTTACTACAACAACCTAAGCACGGCTGACATGGGTGCGGACGTGGTGTTGACTTCGAACGCAGCCGTCCTATATGAAACAATCAACAACTCGCTATTGTATTATGTTGGATCCGAGGCTGTCAAGACAATCAGAGATTCGAGCGGAAATCCGGATACAACTTTCACTTTCCGTCGATCAGACGATGTTTCGATTGCCTCGAACGGAACTTTCAGTGTAATCGTATCAACACCATCGGAACAAACTCCATATGGTTCAGGAACGCTAGGAGATACTGACAAGCAGCAGTTGATATTGACCATCAACGAAAACAAGTCCATAACGCTCTCCGGAACTGTTTCTGGTGCCAATGGCTCGACTACTCTTACTGGTGCCGCAACAACATTCACGAATTTGAACAGCGGCGACAAGTTGGAATTCTCAAACGTAACTGGAACATTCGTGATTTCATCTATCACAAATGCAACCTCGATTATTCTAACAAGTGCTTTGACTGCGAACCTTTCTTCAAACACTGTATCGAAGGTATATAAAGCCGGCGATATTGTTGATTTGACCACAAACGGTTCAACAGGTGTCGAAAGAACCGTCACGACTACTTCCAGCACAATTTCAGTTGACTTGAAAGAAACATTCGGTTCAACAGTAAGTGGTACCTTGGCATACAAGGTTTCAAGAACAAGTGCCAAGGAAGCGGCCAAGACTCTAAAGAACAGTCGCTATGTCAAGATCAACTGCGCATCCGCTGGTGTAACAGGACCATTCAATCTTGGTTTTGCCGACATTTACCAGATCCGTTCGATTCGATCTGATACAAGCGCTTTCACGACTTCCTCACAGGGAACAGACGTGACAAGTCTATTTACAGTGGACAATGGCCAGCGCGATGCCTTCTATGAGCACGGCTCGATTACTCCTAAGTCAGGCCTAATTTCACTTTCGAACAGCAACCACTTGTTGGTTGAAGTCGATTACTTTGCTCCTGATTTCTCACAGGGGGTCGGATTCTTCTCGATTGATTCCTATCCAATCAACGATTCTATATCTTCAAACACTTCAATCAGAACAGAAGATGTCTTGGTGTTTACATCGCCAACTTCCGGATTGAAGTATGATCTTAGAAACTATCTTGATTTCAGACCTGTGAAGGATTCAACGGCTGCTGATTCGACAACAGTCGCGGGTGCAACGACCAATCCTTCAAGTTCAACTGCTTTCACCTATGAAGCCAATGGACTAAGAATCCCTGTTCCTTCATCGCAAGTCACGTTCGATTACGCGTTCTATTTGCCGCGAAAGGACGTGGTTGTTGTCGATGAAAACGGAAATCTGGCTGTAATCAAGGGTGTTCCTTCATCTTCTCCAATCACTCCTGTTGTTCCAGACAATGTGATGACTCTTGCGACATTGTTCATTCCGCCATATCCAAGCTTGGCGCCGAATTATGCCCATGTAATCAATCGATATGATCTGGCAGGTGTCATCACCAAGACGAGCAATCAACGTTCGACCATGAGAGATATCAACGTCCTTAAGGACAGAGTGGTCAATCTAGAATATTACGCCGCACTGAATACCCTTGAAAAGGATGCACTGGATCTTGTCTATCTCGATACAGATGGCCTAACAAGATTCAAGAACGGTATCTTTGTCGATACATTCCGTGACCATTCACTGGGCGACATAAACAATCCTGATTACAAGATTGTTGTCGATCCTGAGGAAAAGTCGATTCGTCCTCTTTACACCATGGAGTCAATACCTTATTCTCCTGTGTCGAATACCAATGTTGTCATCAACAATGGTGTCGCAACTCTTTCTTACACAGAAGAAGCCATCATTACCAATAATGCAGCCACAACGACAATCAACAACGACTTGGCAGCATATCGATTTGTTGGTGATCTATTCTCGATTCCTGAAAATGATGTTTGGGTGGATACCCAGTATTTGCCGGACAACGGAATTTCGATCGGTGACAATGCAGAAGAATTCGAAGGTCAGACACTAAGCACGACCTGGAATTCATGGCAGACAAATATTGTTGGCTATAACGTGTATAACAGTGGAGGCAGATTGCTTGGACAATTCACTCCTTCACAGTATTCTTCCGCGCTTTCGCTTGCACAATTGAATGGTGGTCGCATCGATACACTTTCCAACCGTGTGCGATCTGGTGTAGAGACATACAACACGGTTGACGAGGATAACGTTTCTCTTGGAAACAAGGTTGTAGATGTCAGCATAGTTCCTTACATTCGACCACAGATTATCCATATCAATGGTCGCAATCTGAAAGCAAATAGTCGCTATTACGTATTCTTCGACGGTGAGAATATGAGTGACTATGTGACTCCTTTTGTTCCTAGTCAAAATACAAAGAATGTTATCCACCAGACGATTTCTTCTGGTTCTGGCGCGGCCGCACCTTTTGATGTAGGAATGCTTGATTATGGTACCGATCTTGGTGATGAGGGCGACAGTCTATATTCAGACACGAATGGTGAAGTCTTTGCATTGTTGCGCTTGCCTCAGGAAAAGAAATTCCGAACAGGAACTCGGGAAATCAAGTTGACTGATACACCTTCGAACAATGACGACGCTGTGACATATGCCGTTACAAGTTTCGTTGCTCAGGGTCTCATCCAGCAGAAGCAGGACACAATCCTGACAACTCGAAAAGTCATTGAAGCCCAGAGAACCGTAACTCAGAATAGCATCACGAGCAATTCATCTATTATCAGTAACAAGTGGAATTGGAACATGCCAGATTCTGGTGGTTCCGATGGTGCAGCAGGTATGCAGTGTTCTGCATATTCGTTCCTTGTCAAGGCACCAGCAAGCGAAGAAGGACTATTCGTTACCAGCTTCGACATTTTCGTTGCTGAGAAACACGCTTCGCTTGGTCTATGGTGTGAAATCCGTGAAATGGACAATAATGGTGTTGTCTCGAAAAATCGCGTGCCTTTGTCGGATGTCTATGTCAACAACTCGGATATCACAACTTCGAATGATGGTACCACACCACTTCACATAACGTTCCGCGCACCTATATTCCTTTACAACAACAAGGAATATGCGCTAGTCGTTCACTCAATGAAGGCAAATCCTGATCTATATCTATGGGCAGCCAAGTTGGGTGAAAACGATGTTGTCACGAATCGCAAGGTAACATCAAGACCATACACAGGAACATTCTACACGACAAACAACAACATGGATTGGATTCCAATTCGAGACGTTGATTTGAAGTTGGTAATTTACAGAGCGGTATTCGATACGACCGTTACTGGAACACTTGTCATGGCCAACAAGCCAGTTGAGAAACTGAAGGTTTCAAACTCGACTTCGACGTTCACTCACTATGGTGAAAACATCATTGGTGATGATACGATTACACTGTCTGGCATTACAGGCGGAACAATCGTGGTTGGAGACATTTTGGTTGGTAACGTCACCAACTCGAATACAGCAGTTTCAGCCATCAATGGATCCGACTACTCTATGGCCAATACAGGCTACAGAGTGGGTGAAAGAGTGACCGCATATTTCTCGGCTAACATGGTATCGAGAGGAATCACAGCCAACGTTTCTTCTATCATTAGACCAACAGGAACACTTTACAAGTATGTCGATTCGACCAACAATGTGAAGGTTCATCTGGTCGGCTCGAACGGTGTATTCGAAACGGGCAGAACGATTCGCGGTCAACTTTCTGGTCACCGAGCAACTGTTGACGAGATTCAGAATTTCCGTTATTCAGTCGTTGACTTTGAACCATCGTATCTGAATTTCATCAAGACAACCTGTGCCTTCCAGATGCAGTCTTTGGCCAACACAGGCTCAAGAGGAAACTACTTCTCAATCAATGATAATGAGAATATTTTCTTCTCAGATGAACAGGCCATATACGGTAGAACGAATGAAGTCGATTCACTATCAAGCGGGCCTTCAAACAATGTCAAGGTAACAATGACGACAACAAGCAGTTATCTGTCACCTGTCATTGACTTTGAAAGAACTCACTCGGTCTATGTCGATAATATCATCAATGCCAACACAACTGGTGAAAATAGCCATTCTGGTGGCAATTTGATCAACAAATACATCATGGGTGTTGTAACGTTGAATGATGGTCAGGATGCGGAAGATATCAAGATCAAATTAACCGCATATCGTCCACCTACGACCGATGTGAAAGTATGGGTAAAGTTGCTGAATGCTGAGGACAGTGAGAAAATGAATGACAAGAATTGGATCGAACTCGAAAAGGATGATGACACTGTATATTCATCCTTGGCAGATCGAAACAACTTCATTGAATTCAGTTATGGACTTCCTGATTCTGTATTGACTTCACCAATCGGTGCATTCCAATACGTCAATTCAGCCGGGTCTACCTTCACTGGTTATAAATACTTTGCAGTCAAGATTGGCTTGATCGGAACAAACAGTGCTATTGTTCCTAGAGTTGCTGACCTTCGTGGTAACAATCTTCAAATGTAAGGTAACCAAACTAAATGATGAAAACCGAAGTTCACGGTATGTATAAAGTAAAAGAGGGTATCGTGCTTAATGCCGATGCTCAGGCTCTGGCCGAATACAAGAAGAAAAAAGAATCGGCCAGAGCCAAAGAATTGGAAATCAAATCCATAAAGGAAGAATTGGCTGAAATCAAGGCAATTCTAAAGGAACTGGTAAAGTAATATGGCTTTTGCAAACATTTCATTAGTATCAACATTTACAGAGTGGATATCCAGATTCAATCAAGTCTTGACCGTTGTCAATACTTCGATTGAAGGATTGATGAATACATCTGGAACCATTACCATTACTAATCCAACAGGATTGAATGGCAATGTTTCGCTGAATGTTGCGAACGGTGTTATCAAGGGTGATGCCGGTCTATTGAGCAATGTCAGAACCAGCGCATTGTCATCCAACTCAATCAACGTATCGTCTAACACTGCTGCCATTACAATTTACAAGACAAACAATGGTCGATTGGGTTCTGAAATCTTTGTCGCTATGAATGTCAGCACGAGCCTAGCGGATAATTCCACAGCAAACGTCGCATCGGCTCAATCAACCAATACGCTGAATTCACTATTGGTTACATCATATGGTGTAGCAAATGATGCTGCTATTATCGCCAGCGCTGCCTTTGTGGCAGCCAATGCTGCTGGTGTTGGAGCGAGCAATATCGCTATCGGCGCGTTTTCACTTGCTAACACTCATACAAGTCAGATATCAAACACGAGCAACATTGCTGTGGCTGCTTTTGCCGCTGCTAATGCCGCAGGATCTGGAGCAAGCAACACTGCGCTAGGTGCCTTCAATCTGGCAAACACCGTTAACACCATTGCCATCGCCGCTTTCGCGAAAGCCAACACTGCAAACAGCATTGCGGTTGGAGCATTCGATAAGGCCAACACTGCAAACAGTATCGCAGTTGGTGCTTTTGCAAAAGCCAATTCGTCACTTCAAACAAGTGATATTGGAATGGAAACAATTTGGGTTCCTGTTGGAGCGATGATGCCAACTGGTGCTTCATTCACGACGAGAATTATTGGTGGTTCGGCAATCGCATACAATTCCATGCTGTTTGATCCTTCGACTGTTCAAACTGCTGATTTTGTCATTCAGATGCCAAAGTCTTGGAACGAAGGAAATGTCAACGTTTCTGCTGTATGGATGCATCCTACGACCACGACAAACTTTAATGTTGTCTGGGGATTCAATGCTGCCGCAATCAGTAACGATGAAACTGCAAACCTGACATTCTCTAACGTTACTAAAGTGCTCGACACGGGTGGCACTGCAAATTCAATGTATATGACACCTGAAGGTATCCTAACAATCGATAATACTCCAGCAGCCGAGGACCTGGTTATTTTCAGAATCTATCGCGATGCTGCTAACGTATCTGATAATATCGCGGTCAACACTCGTTTGGTTGGAGTCAAGATCAAATACACCGCGAATTCGTTAAAGGACGATTGATATAATGTATTCCAGTAGCATGATAATGGGTTCTCGAAAAAGAGATACCATGTATGACATTCTTAACAGATATGACTATACATCCAACTTGAAGTTGTGTCTGGATGCTGCTGACCACAATTCATGGAATGGTTCAGGTGGTAAATGGTTGGATCGATCTGGTGGTGGCTACGACTTCTTTCTGGGAACGACCACTGGCAGTGACTCGACAGATCCAACGTTTGGCGGATCCGAAATGGGATCCAGAGAAGGCAATAGCTATTTCACTTTTGATGGTGGTGACTATTTTCAGTATGATACAACCAATGAATCCTGGATGAATGATCTTCACAAGAATGGTAAAAAATACACCATTGCCACGTGGATATATTTACCAAATTTGACAAACCGTGCTAGAGTTGCTTCAACCGGCGGATCATCAAATCCTGATGGTTTCAACATGGATATCATCAACTCGACAGGTGAACTTTACTTTGAAACAAGCAACAGTTCTGGTAATGGCGGAACAGGTATTCACGTTCAATTTTTCGGACCTTCATCTACAACCAGACTATATTTGACAACTGGTTGGAATTTTGTTGGTGTATCACTAGATTTATCAGATGCTTTCTATAATTATTGGTATGGAGTTGTCAACTCAAGTAGTGACAGTGACCTTGGAACAACAAAGGAATTCACAACTGCAAATGCTAATGGCACCATGAAGTTGGGTATGGGATCTTGGCATACAGATATCAGCATGGGCGGCGGATCAGTATCGACTTACTACATGCCTTCCAATACAAGAATCGGATCATTCTGTGTCTGGACTGGTGGCTTTTTGACAATTGCTCAATTACAGAACATATTCACAAACACTCGCGGTTGGTATGGAGTCTAAAAAGGAAATAGTTCATGACAGCATATGTTGAATTATACATGGATCAAGGATCCACGTGGAATAATGTCATCTACATCAACGATGATGTTTCAGGTGCCAACATAAATTTGTCCTCTTATTCTGTAAGAAGTCAATTGAGAAGAAATCCATATGCTAGATCAGCAGCCGGAAATATTATCTGTGAAATAACTGATACTGCAAACGGTGAAATTACAATGTCAATGGATTCATCAAATACTGCTAATATCAAGGCAGGAAGATATACATTTGATGTTGAACTTGTTCTAGGAACTATCATCTATCGTATCCTTGAAGGAATAATACACGTTACACCCGAGAATACTAAATAAAACATGCCATTTAGAGTTACATTAATAAGCAATCCTACCAGACAGAGAATTGGTCTCGATACTACAAATCGACAGAGAGTATCGGTTACTTCCGGATCAGGTGTTGGCGGTGGAAACGGCGTGACGAGATTGCAAGATTTGGTCGATGTTAATGCCAGTGATGTTGATAATGGCGAAACTGTTGTTTATGACGAGGCAACAGGAAAGTTCATTGTAAAAGACATTGATATCATCGACGGAGGCACGTTTTAATGAATACCATCATCCAAATCAAGAGATCGACAGTCACCGCTGCTCCTGGCTCACTGGCAAATGGTCAGTTGGCTTACTCGTATTCATCTGATAAACTGTTCATTGGTAACACAGCGGGAACAGGTGTTATTGAAATCGGTGGTAGATGGTATGCAAACGTTGCCGTTGGTGGATTCGATAAGGCCAACTCAGCAACGTTGACTGCAACAGGTGCCTTCGACAAAGCTAACACCGCTCAGACTACTGGTGTTGCAGCCTTCGACAAAGCCAACACTGCAACAGCAACAGCAACGGGTGCTTTCGATAAGGCCAATACCGCCAGCGACACAGCAACAGGTGCTTTTGCAAAAGCAAACGCAGCATTGCCCGCTGCTGGTGGTACCGTATCTGGTGACCTTACAGTTTCAGGAAACATTGTTGTTTCAGGAACACAATCATATGTTAACACTGTCAGACTCGACATTGGCGACAACATTCTAACATTGAATGCAGATTTGCCGGCTGCAACTGCTCCATCTGAAAATGCCGGAATAGAAGTCAATCGTGGCTCGTCCACTAACGTCAACATTCTGTGGAATGAAACTCTAGATAAGTGGCAACTATTCGATACATCTGTGTATCGAACACTCGCTACCAACACAGATATTGAAATCACAAACGCTTTCGTGGCTGCAGCCTTCTCACAGGCCAATACCGCTCAGACAACTGGTGTTGCGGCTTTCGACAAGGCAAACACTGCTTACACAACTAGTCAGGCTGCTTTTGATCAAGGAAACTCAGCCTTCTCACTTGCACAGGCTGCATTCGCCCAGGCCAATTCATCTTCGGGTGGTGCTGCCTGGGATACTGCAAACTTGGCATTTGACAAGGCTAACACTGCAAACAGTATCGCGGTTGGCGCATTCGATAAAGCAAATCTTGCAGCCACTTTTGCCAACAATATCAACTCGGTTTCATCTGGTATTCTGTCTGTTCAATATGGTGGAACGGGTGGCAATTCATTGGGTGTGAACGGCGTTCTTTATGGTAACGGCACCAGTGCTATTAAATACACGAGTGCAGCGACCGAAGGAAAAGTCTTACAAGGCGATTCTTCTGGCGTGCCTGTATTTGCTGATATAGATGGAGGAACCTTCTAATTATGGATGAGACTAAATTATTTCAATCAATGCTTGACACTGCTATTTCGACTTCTAATGAATTGCTTGTGAATGGAATGAGATATAAAGCCGAAACAAGAGTTTTGAACGACATGATTGGTGAAAGAGACTATAAAATTCGCCAATTGGAAAGTCAAATCAGTGATTTGAATCGTGATATGATGGGTATTACAGGAATCAACAAAGTTCTTCAAGATAAAGTTGGTCATATGGACAAACTTCTACTTGATTTGAAAGATGCTTCCAAGACAATAAATGAACTTAGAAGTCAAAATGAAGAATTGTTGAAGAAAGTTCCTTCGGAAAAAACGACAACTGTTAAACCAACAAAGAACAAGACACTCGGCAATGACTAATGGCAAATACAGTTATCAAGGTAAAAAGATCATCTTCTCCTGGTCAAGTTCCTAGTTCGCTAGATTTCGGCGTTCTCGCCCTTAATTATGCTGATGGTGCCATCTGGGCAAATGCTTCTAATGGCACCATAATCAAGTTGAATAGAACCGCCAATACCTTCTCGACAATCAACGCAAACAACACACTTCTAACCGCTGATTTGCCCGGCAGCATTTTGACGATTGAGGCAGGCGACAATATCGTCATAGTTGCCAATTCAATATCTGATTCGTTTACCATTCAAGCGAATTTGACATTGGCGATGGGTCAAGCCAACACTGCTTACAACACCGCTGTTGGTGCCTTTGCCAAAGCCAATACAGGCACGGACATTTCGCCAGCATTCAATCAGGCTAACACTGCATACAATACTGCTGTTGGCGCTTTTGCCAAGGCCAACACTGGTACCGATATTTCGCCAGCATTCAATCAAGCCAACACTGCCCAAAACACAGCAGTTGCGGCTTTCGGTCAAGCCAACACTGCATACACGACTGGTCAGGCTGCTTTCGGTCAAGCCAACACTGCTTACAACACCGCTGTTGGTGCTTTCGCAAAAGCAAACACAACAGCGACAGTGCAGACTCAAGATACCTGGAACACAGGAACAGGAACAACTGAGAGTGTTGTTTCTCCATTCAAAATCAAGACTTCTGTGTTGACATATGCAGTGCCTTATGCGGGTGGAACACTAACAGGCGGTTTCGTAGGACCAGATCAGTCAGATGGATCGAAATCTTCTGGAACATATACACCGTCTCCATCCACAGGCAACTGGAGACGAGTGACGAATGATGGAGCATTCACTCTAGCGGCGCCATCTGCTTCCGGAGAATTCTCGATATTGATTGAAATCACGAATGGAGCAAGTGCTGGAGCGATTACTCTGTCTGGTTTCACCAAGACAGATGGTGATGCATTTACAACAACAAATGGTCATGTGTTCTGGTGTTGGATAACAAAATATCATAGCAGAACTCATATTCAAGTAAGACGTGTGGTATGAAACGAGCATTTTTTCGCATTGATAAAAGATATATTCGACACATTGGATTGATTCCGGGCTTTATACCATTGGTACCACCAAGAATCGTTGTGGCTGGCAGTCAATCAGTTACCGCAACTGGTAACTTCACCGTGCCAGAATACAATACTCTAACTATCACGTTGCGCGGCGCTGGTGGTGAAGGCGGCTATTATATCAGCACTGGCGCTGCCGGAGGTGCTACGGCCATTTCTTCATTGAGCCTTAACGCCAATGGCGGTAACGGCGGAACGTTTAGCACCCCCGGTTCCGGCGGTTCTGGAGGAACGGCGAGCGGTGGTGATACCAATACAACTGGTACGTCCGGCTCAAACGGTTCAGGCACTGCCGGCGTTTCTGCGACGGGCGGCAATGGCGGCGGTACCGGTGGCGGAGCTGGTGGGAGTGACACAACTCCCGGTGATAGCTACACTAACGGTGTGGCTGGTAGCGCTGGAACACAAGCGGGGGCTGGTGGCGGTGGTGAGGGTGACGCATACTATGCATCCGGAACCAAATCTGGATTTTCTTATGCGTTCTCCGGCGGTGGTGGTGGACAAGGTGGCCTTTGCGTCAAGACTTATACTAGAGGCGAGCCGGCCGCGCCTTCTCCTGGAGACGTTCTGTCAGTAACAGTCGGTGCTGGCGGCACAGGAGGCACAAAAGGCGGCGATGGATATCGAGGACAGGCTGATTTCTCATGGAGCTAATCGTAAAAATTTTATCTGCTACAGAACGCATTGCGCTTCTCGATTGGATCATTGAAAATAATTTGACTGCCAAAAAAGCATGGCCATTTTTGTATGATGGTGACCCCATTTACACTCGAAAAGTAATCGAAAGTTACGTTCATGATGACAGGTGTTTGGTAACAGCGGTTTTTGGTGATGGGCGACCGGTTGCGGTAGCTATGGAGAACGCGGTTTCTGCATTGCCTGGCGGTTTTTTCCAGCTAGAGTCGTGGGTTAAATCTATGGGTTCATCCTTGGAGAAAACTTACTGGTCGAATTGGATGATTGTCGATCCAGAACTTCGAGGTGTAAATCTCGGCGCTCAAATCATGACTGCGACGATAGCAGAACTGAAATCTCGCGGCGCAGAACTTTGGGTGTTCGATGTCTTGAATAGACGCTTGCCGGATCCTCGTGCGCCTGAAGGATACAGAAATGATGCGAGTTACTACGAGAAACACGGCTTTAAGCGGGCGATGGTGCCACCAGTTTTCTCTAGCTGGGTTGATATCGGAGATGACAAGCCATCCAAAAAATTCTATTTTACCTATTATATGGATTTGAGGCAATAACATGTTAGCACTGATGAGAAAAAACGAAATAGTTCAAACCGTAGGCGAGGGTTCATTTTTTGAATTCACAGATGATACGGGTTCAATACTGCGCACTTCACCTGCAATTGCTGGATGGGAAAGATATGGACTGAAACTTGTCACAATCATTGAAGAAATGACTCCTCCCGACGGTTACTTTTTGGAACAAGACGATTTGGGTAGGCCGATTTCGACGTTGATAGTTGAAAAAGGCATACCAATCAAGAGGGGTGTTTTCAGTGTTATTCCTCCGAAGTATGCAACGATTGATGCGGCATTACTTGAAATGTCTCTTTGGGTTGATAAGGCCATAAATGATACTATCGGTAATGTTTCTGTGGCCGAAAGAGATAGTTGGGAATCCAAGAAGATCGCAGCAAGAGCATATCTCGATAACACTGCTTCCGATCTGCAAAAACAGATGCTTGAAATCGAATCTCGAATCACAAATGAAAATGTCAAGGATCTGTGTCAAAAGATAGCGGATCGAGCCGAGCGTTATACACTATTGGTAGCTACCATTGCGGGCATTCGCAGAAGAATGGAAACCGAATTGTCCGCTGCATCTGTGAACGACTATCCAAAAATTCTTGAAGCATCGAAAATCGCAATCATGGATGAAGCCGCTATGTTGGGATATGAGTTGAAATTGCAATAAATAGTCAAGGAAGTTCAAAATAATGGCACAGCCAACAACTCGACAAGAATTCATTGATTGGTGTCTCAGATCACTAGGTCATCCTGTAATTACCATCAACGTTGACGATGAACAGGTGGATGACAGAGTAGATGAGGCATTGGAATATTGGCGCACCTTTCACCACGATGCTGTTTTGAAGGTGTATTATCCATATGAAATCACCCAAAACGTAATCGATGAAAGAGCAATCACAGTCAGTAACACTTTCGTTGGTGTAACGAGATTGTTGCCTTTGTCCTCGGCCACTGGCTATACTTCAAACATTTTCGATATGGCATATCAGATGAGGCTAAACGATTATCTGTTGTATCGCACATCCAACACCCTTGATGTTTTCCTTTTGAACCAATACATGACTACTCTAGACCAGGTTTTCAACGGACAAACGATTATCGATTTCAATAAGAAGATCAACAAGGTTTTCCCAAGATGGAATTGGGATACCGATGCCGTTCTGGGAAACTATGTTGTCGTTGAAGGATTGATATACCTTGACGAGACAGCCTATCCAAACATCTGGAAAGATCGATATCTGCAAGCGCTTGCAACTGCTTATATCAAGAGACAGTGGGGATCCAACCTGAAAAAGTTTGAGGGCGTCAAGCTACTTGGTGGAATGACCTATAATGGTCAACAAATATACGATGAAGCGATAGCGACAGCCGAGAAGATCGAAGCGAATATCAGAACAGAAGCCGAAGAACCACCTATATTCATTACGGGTTAACAATGCCAGTTTCTCAATATTTCAACCATAGCGACGATCCTTTTTCAGCAGATCAACTCCTTCGAGAGGATTTGTTGAATGAACTCGTGCAGCAACGTGGAATCAACGTCTATTACATTCTACGAGAAAGCGCGGATGAAGTCGATATGCTATTGGGTGAAGATCCTACTAGTGCATTCAGCAAGGCATTTTTAATTGGTGTTTTGCCTAATGATACAGAGGACTGGTCAGCAGGTGAATCATTTTTCTCGAAACACGGGCTTTTTATTAACAAGCAACTATCTATAGTTGTAACATCTAGAGAATTTACACGTTATGTTGGTACCAGTCTTAGAACTGCTCCTTTTGAAGGCGACCTGATCTATATTCCTGTATTTCGAAAGCTTTTTGAGATAAAAAAGAGTGAGGAAGAAACAGATTTCTATGCTCATGGTAAAAAACTGCCATATTATTACACTCTATATCTAGAAATGTATAAGTATTCACATGAACCTATTGACACAGGTATTGATGAAATTGATATATTGGAACTAGAAGCGGCTCATGTTACTTCACTATACATGCAAGCCGGTTCAGGAAATTACTATGTCAATGAAATGGTTTATCAGGGCGCTTCTGTAAACAGTGCTACAGCAAGCGCATCTGTGAAAAACTGGAATCCAAGTGAAGGCATCCTCGACGTATATGCGATCAAGGGAACATTCGAAATATCGGCAAATGTTATTGGTTATACGTCCGGAACCATAAGAAGTCTTGCATCGTATGACATTCTACGTGGTGATGATGAGCATAGATATTCCATGAATGCAGATATTGAGAGTGAGGCCAATACCTGGATCGTAACAACAGAAGTCAATCCTTTTGGTAACATGTAATGCTAGGTCAACATTGGTATCACGCCCTTACAAGAAAATACATTGCTGCTTTTGGTTCATTGTTTAACGATATCACGTTAATCAAGTATAATAAAGCACATACAGAAGAAATAAAGAGAACCATAGTTCCAATTGTTTTTGGACCTAGGGAAAAATACTTGGTCAAGTCTATTGAAGATAATAGAAAGGTTCAAGGTGTCTATCCTATCCTTTCATATAACTTGATAAATATGCAGTATTCTTCCAATCGGCAATTTAATCCTTTACAGATTCATCCGAAAGCAAATACAGTTGGTGGAACAGCCGATAAAGTATATACAGGCGCTGCCTATGATCTGACATTTGAACTTAGCTTGACAAGTAGAAATCTGGACGATGCATATCAGATCATTGAACAAATCTTGCCTATATTTACACCTAGTTATACATTTTCCCAGATACTTATTCCAGAGTTGGGTTTCGTTAAGGATATTCCTGTTACACTTCAAAGTATATCTCAGAATGTCGAATATGAAGGCGCATCTTTTGAAGAATTGCGTTCTGTTGAATACACATTGACATTTTCAATGCTGGTTTACTATTACGGACCTGTAACAAGATCAAAGATCATCCGCCGGGCCTTTGCCAATACGTTTATCGATCCTATTCTTTATGCTGGTGCTATACAAAAATTGAATCTCGACAATGGTAACAACGGCCGATTCAATATCGATGATATGGTATACCAGGGAGACAGTCTCGACTATTGCACCGCTGCTGGGCAGGTCATCAAGTGGGACGAATCGGCGCAGAGATTGATGGTTGGTGCCGTTCAAGGAAGATTTGAAATGAATTCAAACATCAAGGCGGCCTCGACAAACGCAGTATATAGACTCGCAAGCTATGATATGGAGCCTCTGAAAGTGCAATCGATCAAGATCGAGCCTGATCCAATCACTGCCAATGTTGGTGACCCATTCGGCTATACTGTAACAGAAATGGAATATCCAATTGATGATTGAGAATGATTCTTTATCCCATGATCCACTACCAAAAGTTTCAGATGCTCTAGATTTAAGCTATGACGAGCCTGAGTTGCCTATTGTTCGACAGAACACACAACCAGCGGTAATCTCAGAAGATGAGAAAATCAGGCTTGAACATGAAAAGTATGACTACGATAAGGCAAGAGAGATTTATCATAGTGTTGCCCATCATGGTCTGGATGCACTCGATACACTTACTAAGATAGGAAAAACTACCAGCGAGCCAAGAAGCTATGAAGTGTTGGCTTCTCTTATGAGGTCACTAAACGAAACGGCCAAGCAACTGAAAGAACTTCACGCTATAGGAAGACCAGTTTCCAAAGTGGCCGATAGCAAGGAAAATGATAAATCAGAAGTTAACATTGATAAAGCAGTGTTCTTCTCAGGAACACAATCAGAACTATTGAAGGCTTTAAGAAATGGAAATGGAACAGTCGGTTGAACAGGAACTAAGATCATATCTTGGTAACTCCAATTTATTATTGGCCGGCGAAAAATACCAATACACCCAATGGGAAATACAAGAAATTGCAAAGTGCCAGGACGATCTGGATTACTTTGTAGAAAACTATGTCAAGATCATTCATGTTGATCAAGGCCTGATTAACTTTAAACCATGGCCATATCAGAAGAAAACTCTTGATACGATTCGAGATAATCGATTTGTGATATGTAAATTTCCTAGACAGTCAGGCAAATCGACTACGGTTGTTGCCTATATTCTATGGTATATACTTTTCACGCCAAATGCCAAAGTTGCCATTCTTGCTAACAGAGCGGATACAGCCCGTGACCTGTTTGGTAAAGTCAGATTGTCGTATGAGTATCTGCCTAAGTTCCTGCAGGCTGGTATTGCTCCGGGTGGTTGGAACAAGGGATCTATCGTTCTTGGCAATGGATCCATGGTAAAAGCAGATTCTACATCTGGTTCTTCTATTCGAGGTGGAACGTTCAATCTGCTGTTCCTTGACGAGTTTGCATTCGTTGACAATAACCTCGCAGATGAGTTTTTCAAGTCGGTATATCCAACCATCAGTTCTGGTAAAACGACAAAGGTCATTATCGTCTCGACGCCAAAAGGAACGAACCATTTCTTTGAAATGTGGGACAAGGCGATCAACGGTCAAAACGAGTTTGTTCCTATCGAAATCAATTGGAATGACGTTCCGGGCAGAGACGAGGCCTGGAAAGAAATTCAGATCAAGAACATCGGCATTGAATCATGGAACCAAGAATTCGAATGTCAGTTCCTTGGTTCGAGCAACACGCTGATTGATGCTGAAAATCTGAAAAGACTCAAGGCCTGTATAAAAAATCCAATCCATGTGACAGAACAGGGATTAGCAGTCTATGAAGATCCGAGACCTGGCTACAAGTATGCCATAACTGTTGATCCTTCCAGAGGACAGGGTCTAGACTATCATGCATTTTCTGTATTTGACGTGACGAATTTGCCATACAAGCAAGTTGCGCGTTTCAGAAACAACAAAATCTATCCGACGATCCTTCCAACGTTTATCAAGATGATGGCTGAAAAATACAATGAAGCGAGCGTCCTTGTTGAGATTTCAGACAATGGTCAACAGATTGCAGACATGTTGATCGGTGACCTTGACACTGATAACGTGATTCGAGTCCGATCGAATCCTGGTCGTGGTGGTCAGACAGTAGCAGCCTTTGCTGGAACAGGTCGAATCAATAATGGTCTAAAGACTTCACCTGCCACAAAACGTATTGGCTGCACGAATTTGAAAACACTTATCGAGTCCGATAAACTTAAATTGGTCGATGGAGAAACGATTCAGGAGTTGTTTACATTCATAGCAGACAATCAATCTTTCGCTGCTGACGAAGGATACAATGATGACCTTGCTATGACTCTAGTCCTCTTTGCCTGGTTATCTCACCAGAGATATTTCAGACATGAACAAAAAGACATTCGTCAGGAACTGGAAGAACAATATACAGACTATTTGGAAAGTCAAATGACTCCTCTTGGAGTATTCGATGATGGTATATCGACCTTTAGTGTTGACTACTAAATAAAATCGAAGCAATTACAAAATCATCAAAACAATAAATAAACGAAAGATTTCATTGTTGGATGATTAAGGAGATAACAAATGGGATATCAAATGTCAGCAGGCATCGTGGCACGTGAATTTGACGTATCTACGGTTGTGCCGGGTTCCAGCACCGTCGGCGCTGCCACAGTCATGAATGCTATCTGGGGACCAGTTAATGAGGTTGTTCTAGTAACATCCGAAGAAGATTTGGTGGCAAGATTCGGTAAGCCACATCAAAACACGTTTACCAACTTCTTCACCGCTGCAAACTTCCTTTCGTATTCAAAGAGTTTGAGCGTGGTTAGACCAAATGCAAACTCGAACACAGCGGTTGCATCTGGTTCTGTAGGATGCATTCCAAACGAGACATATTACGAGGAAAACTACTACAACGGCCAAGGTTCTGTCGGATCATGGGCAGCAAGATATCCTGGTTCATTGGGAAACACTTTGAAGGTTTCCACATGCCCAAGTTCCGCTGCATATGAAGGAACTCACTCACTTACAGCAAACGTCACTGCTGGTAACACCCAGATTGTATTCTCCGCTGCATTGTCTACCGATACAGGCAGACAGATCGCAGCAGGCGATTACATCAACGTTGGTGCAACCACCGGTGATCTGTTGGTTGTAAACGTATCTGGTTCTGTTGTCACTGTCAACACTGCACCAAGCGTCAACTTGACTGCCAACAGCGCAGTTTCAAAGTGGTTCTATGCTTCGCAGTTCACAGGAGCTCCTGGAACTTCTGAATATGTCGAAAGCCGTAGTGGTTCTGGAGACGAAATGCATATCGTTATCGTTGACGAAGATGGTCAGTTCGGAGAGCCAGGTTTGGTTCTTGAAAAGTTCGCTTACGTCTCGAAGGCATCCGATGCCATGATTTCGACTGGCGCAACGAATTATTACAAGGATGTAATCAAGGAAAGATCAAAGTATGTATGGTGGATGGATCACCAGACTGGTGGTACCAACTGGGGTAACACTGCATCTGGCACAACGTTCACTTCCGTTCTTGGACCTGAATATGTCAGTCTGTCTGGTGGAACAGATGTTCTGGCAACAGATGGCCAGAAAATGGCTGCATATGACTTCTTCAATAGCGAGGAATTGATTGACGTTGGTATCATCCTAATGGCCGATCACAGTGTCACGGTTACCAACTACGTAATCGACAACATTGCCGAAGTAAGAGGCGATTGTGTTGCATTCGTTTCTCCTCCAAGAACAGCAGTTGTTAACAACTCCGGCGATGAAATGAATGACATTCTCGATTTTGCGGATACAGTGTCATACTCGACATATGCATTCGTGACAGACAACTGGAAATATCAGTTCGATAAGTATAACAATACATATCGCTGGGTTCCAGACAACGGTGATATCGGTGGTTTGGCTGCTTTGACACATGTTAACGCAGATCCATGGTATTCCTTTGCTGGTTACAATCGTGGTCATGTCAGAAACGCTATAAAGATGGCTTGGAAATCCACCAAGGCACACCGTGATATTCTTTATCCAAAGGCTGTCAACTCTATTGTGACCGAAGTAGGTGAAGGTCATGTTTTGATTGGAGACAAGACACATACGACAAAGCCATCCGCATTCGACCATATCAATGTCAGATATCTGTTCATTGTTCTAAAGAAGTCGATCAAGAAGGCAACCAAATACACCCTATTCGAGTTGAACGATAGATTCACTCGTGCTCAATGGGTTTCGATGGTCGAGCCTTTCTTGCGAAACATTCAAGGTCGTGGCGGCGTCACCGGCTTCTTTGTCCAGTGTGATGAGAAGAACAACACTCCTGACGTGATTGATCGAAACGAGTTTGTTGGAACCACAATGGTGAAGCCAGCAAGAAGCATCAACTACGCTACTTTGAATTTCGTTGCTACTCCAACTGGTGTGGCATTTGAAGAAATCAGCGGTCGCCAGTTCTAATAGGAGATTGAAAAATGGATATTACTAAGTTTCGTTCTGCACTACAACGTGACGCGGCTCGTCCTAATCTGTTTCGAGTGACGTTGAATCTTCCTGCTGGACTAGTCCAGGCAGATCGACAGTTCAACAGCAAATTCAGCTTTATGTGTAGGGCCGCACAGATTCCTGGCTCTACACTTGGCCGATTGCCTGTTGCCTATATGGGTCGAGAAATCGGTCTAGCTGGCAACAGAACATTCACTGATTGGACTGTGACCATTCTCAATGACGAAGATTTCCAGATCCGTCGAACACTTGAAGAATGGATGAGAGGTATGAATTCTCACCAGCAAAACGTTAGAAGCGAGCAATTCCTTTCTTCGACAAGTTATGTCGCAACAGGTATTGTCGATCATCTAGGCAAGAGCGGTGAAGATAATGTCATTGCATCCTATACAATCATCAATGCCTGGCCAATGGACTTGTCTCCAATTGATCTAGGTTGGGACCAGAATGACACCGCCGAAGAATATACAGCCACATTCTCAATGGATTACTGGGAATAATATAATAGGACTTTGATATGCAAGAATTTGGTTTGCGGATAACTTCTCCAGAAGAAGAAAAAGAGATTCTGGAGAAAAGGAAGCGATTTTCTATACCCGAAAGTGATGGTGCTGCCCAAATACAATTCGGCAGTCACTATGGTTATTACATGGATATGGAAGGAAACTTTCAATCCGACGCAGAACTTATTCTGAAATACCGTGAAATGGCTGGTCATCCAGAAGTTGATAAGGCAATCAGCGAAATAGTTGATGAAGCAATCATCTTTGACAACATGGGTGTTTCTGTAAAGATCAACCTCGACAAGATCGACAGCAAGAATCTCAATGACAATATCAAGAAAAAGATTGTTGAGGAATTCAATGAAATTCTGAAACTGCTTGATTTCAACAACAATGGCTCGGAGATTTTTCGCAACTGGTATGTTGATGGTCGTATTTATTACCATGTTGTCTTGGATTCTGAAAATCCCAAGCTTGGTGTTCAATCACTCGACTATATCGATCCTAGAAAGATCAAGAAGGTTCGCCAGATCTTTCGCAAACATGATTCCAAGACTGGCATGAACATCATTGATAGGATTGAAGAATATTTCGTTTACAGCGACTACAACGTTACATCAGCGATTCAGCAAACGCAATCGGCTGGATCCTTGAGAATTGCTCCAGATGCTATCATCTATAATCCTTCTGGCCTATTGAATCCTTCAAGAACTCAGACCATTTCATATCTGCATAAGGCCATCAAGGCACTGAATCAGTTGCGAATGGTGGAAGATGCCATGGTCATGTATCGATTGGCTCGTGCTCCAGAGCGACGCATCTTCTATGTTGACGTTGGAACAATGTCGACCATCAAAGCAAATCAATATGTAAGATCACTACAGGAAAACTTTCGTAACAAACTCGTGTATGACACTTCAACAGGTGAAATTCGCGACGACAGAAAGTTCATGTCGATGTTGGAAGACTTCTGGTTGCCAAGACGAGAAGGCGGCCGAGGAACAGAAGTGTCAACACTGCCTGGTGGTCAGAATCTTGGAGACATTGAAGATGTCAAGATGTTCCAGCAGAAGTTGTATCGATCACTTGGAGTTCCTATTGGAAGATTTGAACAAGGAACCGGCTTCTCCTTAGGTAGGGGCGCTGAAATCCAGAGAGACGAAATGTCGTTTTCGAAGTTCATTTCAAAGATTCGCCGGCGTTTTGCCAGAATATTCATCGATATCCTGGAAAAGCAACTGATACTTAAAGGTATTCTTACAAGTTACGAGTGGAATAAATACAAGAGTGATATTTGGTTTGATTATACAAAGGATAGTGACTATGTAGATTTGAAAGAATCCGAGGCACTTAGAGATAAACTTGATATCTTGACTATAGTCAGTGTTCATGTCGGCACGTATTTCTCCAAGAAGTGGGTTCAAAAGAACATTCTGAAACTAACTGAGGAAGAAATCAAGTTGATGGATGCTGAAATAAAGAAAGAGGCTTCCGCAGGATCTATTATTGATGGACCAGTCATGCCGATTACTGGCATGTCAGCAGATACCGTGAGAAAATCTAGACCGGAACTTGGAGTTGGAAATGAGCAAGGAAATACTAAATCTGTATAAAGCCAACAATCTTCTGAAGGCTAAAGAGGAAATCTTCGACAAGTTGGCCATGATATCCAACATTGCAATGGATGCTGCGAAAGTTTCAATGGCTAAGGACATGTTCAACGGCAAGAACGATGTGGCAGAATCAACCATTGAGTTTCCACAGATTGTCGAGTTGAACAACAATCGTGATATTGTTCCTCTTTCAGAGGGCAAGAAAACAACAACCATCACCATTGACAATCTCGAAAAGAGAAAAGACAAGGACAAGATTGACGACATTCTTCAGGATTTTGACCATGATATCGACGGTGATGTTATTACCCTAAACATTCCTGACATGTCCAGATTTCGTTCTGAGTTGAAAAGGAACGGTATCAGACTATGAGCAATGAGACCAATACAAAACTACCAATGACTCTTTTGTTAACGCGCAAGTCGTTTCGCACGTATCCTGGTGGTATTGTCATTGGCATGTATTACAGTAAGGACCTGAAACAGAACATTGCTATCAGTGCTCACAACACAGAAGCCGTCAACACCGTAGAAGAAAAAACAGATGACGACGATAGCTAGGTTGATTTTTGAAGGCAAACTGGATGAAGCGAAAGAAAAACTCCTTGCAATCGCAACGGAAGAAACGAGTAAAATTGTTGAAGATTACAAGAGATATCTTGCCGACAACATTCTCTCCGAAGCGCGTTTCAAAATCGTAAGGGTTAGAATCCGCAAGGGAAAAATCGAGAGACGTAAGAAGGTCTCCACCATCAAGGGATATACAATTCGCAATGGCAAAATGAAACGTATGACGCCACGTGAACGGCTAAAGAGAAGAATGGGACAACGCCGTGGCAAGATCAAGCGTAAAGTGAAAACCAATATTGCAAACATGAAGCGCAAACGTTCAATGCGCCGACTAAAGGGACTCGGAGGAGCTAAGAGACGATGAAACTCCTAATAGAACAGATCGATATGGAAGAAGTTTCGGTTCTTACCGAGACTGTTGAGGGAAAAAAGTTCACATACATTACAGGACCATACATTCGAGCCGAAGTTGTCAATGGCAACCGTCGAAAGTATCCATTGTCTGTTGTCGAGCCAGCGGTTGACAACTACAAGAAAGAGTTTGTCAACGAAAGTCGCGCGCTTGGTGAACTTGGTCATCCTGATGGTCCAAAGATCAATCTCGAAAGAAGCAGTCACTTGATTGTCAGTCTTGAAAGATCGGGCAATGACTACATTGGCAAATCAAGAATCATGAACACGCCATATGGCAAAATTGCCCAGAACATGATCGAAGCAGGCGTAAAGCTTGGTGTATCTTCACGCGGCGTCGGATCGTTGAAGGAACAGAATGGTGTTAACATCGTTCAATCAGATTTCCAGATTCGTTGCGCTGCTGATATCGTGCATGATCCATCGGCACCAAATGCATTTGTTCAAAGTGTTGTTGAGAATGCCGAGTGGGTGTATGACCCTATCAACGGTTGGAAAGCTTTGGAAAAAGCCGAGGACTATAAAAAATACATCAAGGCTGAGTATAAAAGAATAGATGAAGAAAAGGCTTTATCTATGTTTAGAAACTTTCTAAATAGTCTGTAAAAAATTGAAATTTATAAATATACCAAATAAGGAGTATAACATGGCTAAGAAGAATTTGTCCGAGGCTGCTGCTGAGATTCTTAAATCATCTATCAGCAAGGCTCAAAAGGATAAGCCAGAAGTAATCAAGGATCCTAATGAGGATGATACTGGCGCACCTATTGTTGATCCAAATGATCCTGGAAAGACATACGACAAGAATGTTACAAAGGACAAGTCTGCTCCTACAAAGTCGGCAGATGAGGGCGATGTCAACAAGTCTGTAAAGATCAAGGAAGACAATCTTGATGAGAAGAAGGATTGTAAAGAGGAAGATGATTCCGACGATTCCGATAAGAGTGACAAGAAGGATGACATTTCCGTCGATGGAGAAAAGAAGTCCATCAAAAAGTCCGACTTGAAGAAGGAAGATGTTGACGTTTCAGAAGATGTTGAAAGCATCCTGAAGGGTCATGATCTATCTGAGGAATTCAAGACCAAGATTTCATCGATCTTTGAAATGGCTGTAAACAAGAAGGTCGACGCCTATGTTGACCAGATTCTGGTTGTTGCCAACAACATTGTTGCCGAAGAAACTGATCGTATCGAAACAGAGTTGTCGGAATCGATTGAAGATTTCATGAAGCTTGTCGCACAGGACTGGCTAAATGAAAATCGGGTTGCTATTCACAACAACCTTCGAAACGAAATCACTGAGGACTTCATTTCTGGCTTGAAGAAGCTATTCACTGAATCATATATCGACGTTCCGGAAGAAAAGGTCGACGTATTGGAAGAATTGAATGACAAGGTTGAAGCTTTGGAAGAATCATTGAACAAGGAAATCAATGAAAAAGTTGAAATCTATAAATATATCAAAGAACTGGAGGGTATCAATGCCTTCAGAGAGATTGTCAGTGAGCATAACTTGACTCTTTCTCAAGTAGAAAAGATCAAGGAACTTTCCGAGAACATCAAGTTTGACTCATTCGACAGATATAAGTCAAAGATTGATTATCTGATTGAGAACCATATTGTCGGAGAAAAAGCCTCCGAAGTAAAGAGTGTTATCAAGGAAGATGATCATATTCTTTCGGAAGAAAAGACTGTTGATAGTAATGTGAAAGCGATGGCCGCTGCTTTGTCTAGACAGCGTAGATAATTTGAAATGCAAGATTTTCTAAATAATATTGAAATATTCAAAGGAGAATAACAAATGTATCTTAATGAAGCACTAGAAAAGAAGTGGGGCGAAGTTCTTGACCACCCAGATATGCCAGCCATTCGCGATCCATATCGTCGTGCCGTCACCGCAGTTCTGATGGAAAACCAAGTTCGCGAGGGATTCCGTGGTTCTGAGTTGAACGAAGCCGCACCAACAACCTCGGTATCAAGCGGCGGTGTTCAGAACTATGATCCTATCATGGTTTCAATGCTCCGCCGAGCCCTACCAAACTTGATGTCATACGACATTGCAGGTGTTCAGCCAATGACCGGACCTTCTGGTTTGGCATTCGCAATCAAGTCGCGTTATGCTTCGATGAGTGGCACAGAGGCTCTATTCAATGAAGCCGACACGCTATTTTCATCGACAAACGCAGGACAGAACACTGCAAACGTCGGAAGTCATGTAGGATCCGATCCTGTTTCCAACACTGCTAACTCCAATGCCTATACCGTTGGTAAGGGTATGACAACTGCACAAGCAGAAGCTTTGGGTGATGCAGGAAACAACGCTTGGGCTGAAATGTCCTTCTCGATTGACAAGGTTACTGTATCTGCACGTAGCCGTAAGTTGAAGGCAACATTCACTCTAGAAATCCAGCAGGACTTGAAGGCAATCCATGCATTGGATGCTGAGACAGAGTTGTCGAACATTCTATCGACAGAAATGTTGGCAGAAATCAACCGAGAACTTGTTCGCCACATTTATCGTTCGGCTACAGTTGGTGCTCAGACTGGTACCGCAGTTGCTGGAACGTTCAACCTAGACGTTGACTCTGGTGGTCGCTGGATGATTGAGAAGTTCAAGGGATTGGTCATGCAAATCGAGCGTGAAGCTAACGCGATTGCTCGTGCTACCCGTCGTGGTAAGGGAAATATCGTAATCGTCTCGTCCGACGTTGCGTCCGCTCTAGCTATGGCTGGTGTTCTAGACTATACCCCTGTCCTTCAGGCTCAGACAAACTTGACCGTTGACGACACAGGTAATACTTTTGCTGGTACCATGAACGGTGGTCGCACAAAGGTATACATCGATCCTTACTTCGGTGGATCAGTGAATGGAAACGAGTTGGTCGTTGTCGGCTACAAGGGATCTTCTCCTTGGGATGCTGGTATCTTCTACTGCCCATACGTGCCTCTACAGATGGTCCGTGCAGTCGATCCTCAGTCGTTTCAACCTGCGATCGGCTTCCAGACTAGATACGGTATCGTCGCAAATCCATTTGCTACAACAAACGGAGACGGTGTCGTTGGTGATAGAAATACGGCTGGTCAGGCCAACATCTATTACAGAATCTTCCTTGTCAGCAATCTTCTATAAGATTATTGGCACCAATAATAGAAAAGCCGGCTTCATGCCGGCTTTTTTGCATTGACTTTCTGGTCGCATTCTGATATCATTCAAAAAATGAACAAAATTCAGCACGATAGATATATCCAGAGACTGTGTAAGGGCATAAAAAAGGATCCCGCATACAAGTTGCGTATCGAGCCCTTGCATGTTTCCAAACAGGGCGTTGCTGATACATCTGCCGACATTCCGGGTAATTGCTTTCGAAAAGACATAGATGATTACAAGTGGAAACGCAATCGTCAAGAGTCTAAAACCACGATTCAGGAAATCGAAAACAAGAAAACCAGATTGGCTCCACTCTATAACAAGGGTCCGGTCATGTATATCGATGATGGCATTGAACCAATCTACATTGGTAAGAAGATTTGACGATTCTCTTATCTAAATACATTAGGAGAACCGCATGGAAAACGAATTTTTATCGATATCTGCAATCAGACAGAACTTCCAATCGAAATATAACATCAACAGCAATCTACTGGAAACAACGAAGTTCATTTTTGTTCCTTCGAACATGACGAATCTTGCGTTCTTTTCCCAGTCCATATTACTCCCTTCTGTCAGTCTGAATGAAGTTCCTGTTGAAACACCATATTCAACGACCTATCGGGCTGGTGATAAGTTGATGTATGAACCTATCACAATTACGATGTTGATTGATGAGGATTTGAGAGTCTGGGAAGATGTCTATAATTGGATGAAAGGTCTTGGATATCCAAACAGTGGAATCGAGCATCAACAGCAAGAAGCCAAAGGCTTGTATCATGATATGCACTTGATTGTCCTGAAAAACAGTTACGAGACGAATATGGTGTTCAAGTTCGAATACTGCTTTCCAACATTCCTTGCACCCGTTCAAATGACAAGTTCTGGAAGCCCAGAAGATATTCTTACCGCAGATATAACCCTCAGATACGACACGTTCAAGATTGTAAGGTCCTAACAACATAATGGCTGATTTTGAAGAAATCCTTACCATGTGGGAAACGGATTCCAAGATTGATAATTTCAGTCTTGACTCCGAGTTGACAAAGACTGGCAATCTCCATGCGAAATACATTAGAGAACGAGCAACTGCCAAACTCAAGGTTCATAAGCTGGACAGAGACTATCGCGAAAAGAGAGAATGGAAACGGCGATACTTCAAGGGTGATTTCAATAATCCCGATGATCTGAAACGATATGGTGTTGAGCCATACAGAGGATCATCGATCAATGTTGATGTTGAGAACGCTCTAAATTCGGATGCCGAGTTGAACGACATTCTGTTGAAAAAGAACTACAACGAGGAAATTGTTGTCGTATGTGATGCCATTATCAGAGAATTGGGAAACAGAACCTTCGCTCTTGGAAGCGCAGTCAAGTGGAATATATTCCAGAGCGGTGGATAGTGCAATCTAAATATTTGCACTATGACGGACATACATGTAACAAAATACGATGAAACATACATTCATATTGAATGCGACCGATCGGTGGCAGCCAGTATCAATGAGTATTTCACGTTCACCGCTGATAATTACAGATTTGATCCCAGATTCAAAAACAAGGTATGGGATGGCAAAATCAGAATATTCAAGCAACTGCCTAGCCTTCTATACAAAGGCTTATATGATGATCTAGTGGAATTTGCTAGAGAAAATGGTTATACAATCTCTAGTCACTACAAGCAAAAAGACAATCCTGTTACCAGAGAAGAAATCGAAAAAATCTACTCTAGGAACAATTCGACATTCAAACCATATCCTCACCAGATCGAAGCCTTGTATTGGTCTTTGAAGCTTCAAAACGCACTTATTCTTTCCGCCACGTCATCTGGAAAATCGTTTTTCATCTACAATCTCGCATTGACTCTTAAATCAATCGGTCCGGTTTTGATAATTGTGCCGACGGTGAATCTTGTTGAGCAATTGCGTAAGGATTTCATCGACTACTCGGAATTCAACCAGTTTGATGTCGGAAAAAACGTTCATACGATATATGCCGGAATGAGCAAGCATGAACAAGTCCCTATCACGATTTCAACTTGGCAATCGATCTATGAAATGCCAAAGCAGTGGTTCAAGCAGTTCAAAGCCGTGATCGGTGACGAGTGTCATCTATACAAGGCAAAGAGTCTGAAAACCATCATGGAGAATCTGTCTAATGCGACGTTTCGTATTGGAACCACAGGATCATTGGACAATTCGGAGACAAATAAGCTGGTTCTGAAAGGATTATTCGGACCGATAAAACAAGTCGTTCAAACCTCTGAAATGATTGAGAGTGGACAAGCCACTCCGATGAAGATCAAGATATTGGTCATGGACTATATCGAGACCGATAAAGCCGTTCTGAAAGCAGACTATAGACAGCAGACAGAATGGTTCGCTACAAATGAGAAACGAAACAAGTTCATTAGAAAACTTGTGGCCAGTCAAGAAGGTAACAAGCTAGTGCTGTTCAATCTAGTTGACAAGCACGGCATACCACTCTACAAGGCATTCAAGAAAGAATATCCTGACAAGGACATTTTCTACATTTCTGGAAAAACACCAGTGGCTGAGAGAGAGGAAATCAGAAAGAAGCTTGACGAGATTGAAGTAGGCATCCATTTGACCTTCGGCAAAAAGATTGTTGTTTGTCAACGCAATACAGAAGTTCCGTTGACAAATGGCACATACAAAAAAGCAAGTGAGATAACCAAAAATGATGATGTTTTGGATAGTTGGATAGAGAAGGAATCCAAAAAACATAAATAATACGGTCAACCGAGTGGAATTTATTCCAATGGATTTCTTATCAATATTCAAAACAACTTTAGGACAACCAGATGATGAAAAAAAGTTAGTTGAATATATTAATTTTGTTATTGAAGCAAGTTGTGAAAATTCTAATTGTTACACTGAAAGGCACCATCTTCTTCCGAGAAGTAAATTTCCTGAGTTCGCGAATACTCCTGAAAATATGTTTAATCTCAAATATGATGATCATATAAAAGCCCATATACTTTTGAGAGAAGCATATATTCTAAGATCATTTCAACATCCTTTGAATTTCATGTTGCTGGATAAAGAAAAAAATGGTCAAATGATATCCGAACTTAATAAAAAGGAATGGAAAAAATTCAAAAATACTGAAAAATATGATAAATGGAGAAAAGAACGCTCAGAACAAATGTCGATTAAAATGAGAAATGGAATGGCTTCTAAACTGTCTAATAGATATTGGAGCAAAAGTGATTCAAAAGAAGAATCCTCTAAAAAAATGAAAGAAACGTGGAAAGAAAAGCGTGAATATATTGTAAAAAGAATGAGAGAAGAAAGAGGAACAGAAGAACACAGAATGAAAATGTCTCTTTGCACTAAGAAAAAATGGGACAATATGAGCGCAGATGATAGATTAAAATTCAATCAAAAAATGAAAGAAATCTGTAGCTCAGATGAATATAGAAACAAAATGAGTATTAAAGTGAAAGAAGCAATGAACAAACCTGAAACAAAGGAAAAAATGAAAAATCGAAAATTCACAAAATCTACCACAAGAAGCGAGACTATGAAAGAAAAGTGGAAAAACCCTGAGTATTTAAGTAAAATGAAGGATAGAAACAGATGAAACCAACAGATATAAAGGAGGTTGAGGGCGCGATTTTAATCGCGTCCTACTAGTGAGGAACATATTCTACTGGTATGAATGTACCATCGATAAAGCATGTTTTCTCGACAACACCTGGTAAATCTCGTGTGCGAATCCTACAATCGATAGGTCGTGCCTTGAGATTACATAAATCAAAAGACGAAGCAGTATTCTGGGATTTCACCGACAGAATGGAAATAGCAGGCAAGGTGAACATTGGTTTCTCCCACTTGGAGGAAAGAATGAGACTGTATATAACCGAGCGTTTCAAGCTTAAACTGTATGAGGTCAAACTATGAACATTCTAAAGTCTATTGGTTCAGAGCCTGTATTGGCGTATATGGTATTTTTGAATGGTGAGAGTGTTATTGCTCTTGTCAATAAAGGATTTGACAAGAAATATTACATTTCGAAGCCATTGAAAAAATAACATTACCTGGCAACGTTGAAATGAACGATGATAATGGAACTGGAAGACGCCAGTTCATTACCATGTTTACTCCAATGATCGACAACGCTATTTCAGATGGTCAAAGCCTGGTATTGAATCCAAATACCAGGCGCCTGGTATTGAATCCAAATACCATCATGTTTCTGACAACTACTGTGGCAGCCATGATGGCAAGCAAGTTCTATCAGACATGGGATAGAATTGAAAATGGAGAGTTTGAAGATGATGAAACCATTGAATCACTTATCGACAAGCAGTCAAGCAAATCTATTCATTAAGCATTCACTTCACCGCCAGGTTCGACTGAGCGAAGCGAAGGAGATTGTAAGAGACTTTAGCCGTGGTAGCTACCAGATATCTTGTTACAATCACTACTAGAAACTACTTGATTTTTTCTACTTTTCTGATATAATAGGCTTTAATTGACACCGAGCGAAGCGAGGAATCAATCGACTGACTTTAGGAAGGAGATTGATAACTACCATTATACCAAATCATGAAAACCGTGTCAAGTTAATTTTTTGTAATGTAAGCATGTTTAACCGATTATAAGAAGAAAACGATGACCAAGAAGGTAAAGAATAATTACATTGACAATAAACGATTTTATGATACAATATGCGAATACAAACAGAAGGTCAGAGAGGCCGCGGAAGCTGGCAAGGAAAAGCCGGAGATTCCATACTATGCAGCAAACGCTATCAGACTGATAGCAGAAAATATGGCCAAGAGATACCACAAGTTTTCTCGTTATTCATACAACGATGAAATGGTTGGTGATGCCATACTGAATTGTATCAAGTATTTTGACAATTTCGATGAGACACGATTCAAGAATCCTCATGCATATTTTACCAAGATATGCCTACAGTCAAATGTTCTTAGAATCAAGATCGAGCACAAGAACCAATATGTGAAATACAAGTCATTTGTTAACGATTCACAATTATCAGGTGATCCTGATATCGTGTTTCATGACAAGCATAATCTTTCCAAGGAAGAGGTATATGACAATATCTCGACCTTCATTAGTGATTATGAACGGAAAGAGAATGAGAGAAAGAGAATCCGAAAAGAGAAATCGGACGAGAAGAAGTTGAAAGACAGCCTGGAGAGATATCTATGAGTAGATACAAGAATGAATACATGATACCAGAAGTTGTGTTGAATATGCTGGATAGCTATATCAAGGCACCATCCAATACAAACGAAAAGTGGACACTCTTTAATCGATTGACCGCAATTCAAAATGCTATTCAGACAACGTTGAAGGATCGATGATTGAAATATGTCTAATGCCTTGATACTCACTGACATTCACAAGGGAGTTAGAAACGATTTGGCCGCTGCTGCACGTCAACAGGCCAAATTCGATTCCATGATTATCGATATCATCGATGACCCTGCCAGACAGATCGACACGCTATTGATTCCTGGAGACGTATTCGATAGGCGAAAATATATCAATTTCGTATCGCTCGGTAATGCAGCCAAGAGCCTATTTGATCCTCTTGCAGCAAGAGTGCAAAGTGGCAAGCTTCGAGTCATGATTTCTCCTGGTAACCATGACCTGTATTACAGAAACAATCTCGACTATTGCTCACTTCAATTGTTGCTTTCTGGCTATCCATTTGATATAATCATGCAACCAAAGGAATTTGAGATTGGCAAGTCAAATCTGTTGATGTTGCCATGGATCAATGTGGAAAACCATGATGAAACATTGAAGATCATTTCGGAGAGTTCTGCTCCTTACTGTCTCGGTCATTTGGAACTGTATGGTTTCGAAATGCATCGTGGCGAATTCGCGACAGGTGGCATGGACCCATCGATTTTCAGACATTTTCAATGGGTAGGCAGTGGTCATTATCATCACCGCTCAATCAAAGACAACATACATTACCTGGGTGCGACATACCAATTTACATGGTCTGACTATAACGATCCACGCGGAGCAACGCTATTGAATCCCTCGACAGGTTATTATGAGTTCATCAACAATCCATTTGAAATGTTCCACGTTATATACTATGATGATGACAAGAGACCAGATGAAATTCAGTCTCTAATTGAAAGTGATCTTTCAAAATACACCGATTGCTTTGTGAAGATTCGTATTCACAACAAGAAAAATACGTATCTTTTTGAAAGACTTATCGAAAAATTACAAAATGTTAATCCAATTAAAGTATCGATTATTGAGGAAACACTAGACATTTCTTCTATTGAAATCGATGGTGAAACAACTAATCTTGATGATACGCCAACTCTAATTTCGAAATACATTGATGAACTGAAACTGACAAATAAAGTTGACAGTTTGAAAGAATTGATGTTCAAGCTTCATAATGAGGCTGTATCACTTGAAAATATTGAATGAGGTTCCATGCTCGATTTTAAGATTGTAAGATGGAAGAACTTCCTTTCGACTGGTAATGCTTTTACAGAAGTTGATTTGAAGGCAGCCAAGATGACACTGATTGTTGGTGACAACGGTGCCGGTAAATCACAGATATTGGATGCCATCTGTTTCGGGTTGTTCAACAAGCCATTTCGAAAGATCAACAAGCCCTCAATCGTCAATACGATTACTCAAAAGAATGCACTGGTTGAAATCGAATTCGACAGCAACGGTCAAAACTATAAGATTGTCCGTGGTCTGAAACCTGCACGATTTGAGATTTGGCAGAACGGCAAATTGTTGAGCCAGACAGCCGCTAATCTCGACTATCAGGAAATGCTGGAAAAACAGATCCTGAAAACAACCTACAAATCCTTTACTCAGATTGTGATTTTGGGTTCAGCCACTTTTACACCATTCATGAAATTGACTGCTGCTGACCGTCGAGAGGTTCTTGATGACCTACTCGACATTCAGATATTCACAACCATGAATGTCCTGGCAAAGCAGAAGATTTCCGAGTTGAAAACTGAAATCGCTACTGTTGAAACAGCCATTGCCGCTCAAAAGAACAAGATAACGTTCATTTCAAATCAGATTTCCGAGTTGAAAAAGAATTCGGATGACCATACCACAAAGTTGAATGATGAACTTGCAAGACTGAGAGTGGATATCGAGGCTGCCTCGAAGGCAAAAGAGGAATGTGAGAAAATCATTGATTCCTATTTGAATGAGATAGCGGATGAATCCGTGATATCCAGTAAGATTGCTGAGTTGACGACGATCCATACAAAGATTCAGACTCGTATGAACGCCTTGGAAAAGAAGGTGATTTTCTATGAGGAAAATGACCATTGTGACCATTGCGAGCAACCTATCGATCAATCATTCAAGCAGGAGGTCCTTGCGAAAAGCAATAGTGAGCGTGATGAACTTGTGAAGGGCGCGGCCAAACTGATAGAGCGTTTATCAGACATTCATCGGAGAATGGAAAAAATCGGAGAAATCAAGCATTCGATCAACAATGCTCGAACCAAGATCAAGGTATATGATGCCCAATTGGCTGAATTCATGAAATCTGAAAATCGTATTCAGATCGAACTTGAAAATGTCAACGACAATGGTTCAGGTCAGTTACTCAAGCAGACAATTGAGGAAGGCAAGATTGAAGCCAACAATCTGATCAAGATGAAAGATCGCCGGCATGCCATTGGTGATGAAAGAGAAGTGTTGGAGATAGCACTCCAGATATTGAAGGATGGCGGCATCAAGGCTCAGATCATCAAGCAGTATTTGCCTATCATCAACCAGACAATCAACAGATATCTGAATGCCATGGATTTCATGGTTGATTTCTACCTGGATGAGAATTTCAACGAAATCATCAAGTCACGATTCAGAGACGAATTTTCGTATGACAATTTCTCCGAAGGTGAAAAGTCGAGAATTGACCTAGCGTTGCTGTTGACCTGGAGAATCATCGCGCGCAAACGTAACAGTGTCCATACTAACCTGTTGATAATGGACGAGACAATGGATTCTTCCATGGATACAGCAGGTGTTGAAACTCTTATCAATCTGTTGTCTAGTGAAATGAAGGGAACCAATCTGTTTATCATTTCCCACAGAGAATCGATGGTTGATAATTTCGACAGAACAATCAAGGTCAAAAAGGAGGGTAATTTTTCCGTTTATGAATCACAGTAAGTTTTGCATTCAGATGAAGGACGGCACTCATTTATCTTTCAAAGAAGGCTTGCCAACGGGCGAATTTTATGATAAGATACTTCTGTTCAATGAATGGGGCGAGGCTGAAATCTTTGCCCAATGCATGGAACTGAAAAACTTCAACATTAGAAAGGTGAATCAGGATGATTGAATTTCATAAGGATGGCACTCTGCCTGGAATGCCAAACTCATTACCGGGCGTGCCGAGCGATGCGTTTGGCGGCTGGTGCACCACCACAATTTTTGTTTTTGGCTCGAATGAAGCAGGTATTCACGGCGCTGGTGCCGCAAAGGCTGCTTTCGAAAAGTATGGAGCAGAATGGGGAAAGGGTCATGGCCCTGCCGGATATTCGTTTGCTATTCCAACGAAGGACAAAAACATCAACACCCTTCCATTGGAAAAGATCAAGGAGTATGTTGACAATTTCAAGAGATACACTTTCTTTGTCAACACTCATATGAATTCTATCAAGTGGTTTGTGACTCGTGTGGGTTGCGGCCTAGCCGGCTACAAGGACAGCCAGATTGCTCCGATGTTTAAAGGTGCTGTAAATTGTTCTTTTGCAGAGGAATGGAAGCCGTATTTGGAAGAACAGGGTGATAACAATGGTTAATGTTGAACTAACCAATAAAAATGCGATTTATGTTGACGGCACTCGCATAACAAACAGAAGCACAAAATGGGGAATACATGACATTATATGTTCCTTTATTTGTGAAAAAGATAATGTTGTTAGTGAATGTCTGAAAAGAGGATTTCAGAAACATGTTGACATGATTGATCTTGACTTCTATGAAAGACAAAAACAAAATGTATGAAATCGTCACCGATAATCCCTTGAAATCAACCACCGGTTGTGTTCTATATCAGGTATGCAACCCGGTCGTTGATTTTGAAGAAGCCGCCCAGATTCTATCCCATATGCACGATCATATTAATGTTCGGGGTGCATTCGGTATTGCCGCCAATCAAGTTGGTGTTCCATTAAGAATGTTCTCCATGAAAAAGGAAGGGGAATTTCTGGATTTCATCAATCCGGTCATCACCTATTTTTCTTTGGATACAGAATTTTCAGAAGAGGGTTGTTTGTCATTTCCCGACTTGTATGTCAAGGTTCGCCGGTCAACAAAAATTGAGTTGACATGGTTTGATATTCATGGTAATGAATGCTCGGGAAGCTACATTGATTTATGGGCCCGGGTGATCCAACACGAAATGGATCATTTGATGGGAAAGAGATTCTTTGATTCAGCAAACAAAATCCATAAGGACGCTGCATTTCGAAAATACGTCAATCTCCATCGAAAAAGGAGAAAAACGAGTTGACAATTCCGATATGATATGATATCATGCTTTAAGTGATTTGAGGTATATATTATGCAGAAAGTCAATCTTCATAGTTACGAACAGCAGCGAATTCAGGCGGGTCTGGCTCGACTTCTAGGTGGTGAAAATTTCACCGTTACCTTTCAAGTCGGTGCAGAAACCGCCTCTTTTGATTTGGCGCGCCGGCATGTCACGCTTCCGATCTGGAATCAGGACACTCCGACAGAAATGATCGACTGGTTGACCATCCATGAGATTGGTCACGGTCTTTATACAGATCCTAAAATCTTCGAACAGGAAGATTTCGCCAAGAAGCACAAGATTAATCCGCGGTTCCTCGGAGACGTTATCAACGTCGTGGAGGACATTCGAATCAACAAGTTGCTTCGCTTGCGCTTTCCCGGTGCAACCAAAGACTTTTTCGAAGCATATCGCTATCGTTACAACCACAATCACTATGGAAGCAAGGAATCATCGGTTCTGAATGATCTTGGCTTCATTGACCGTCTTAACGTTCATATGAAGGCTGGTCACTGTGTCAATATTCATTTTGCCAAGGATGAACTTCCTTTCGTCAAGGAATCCGAGGCGACGATGACTTGTGAGGAAGTGGTTGAGTTGTCGAAAAAGATTGCTCTTTTCCTCAAGAGCAAAGTTGGAAAAAATCGTCTTGATAAGCTAGTAGTGCGTTCCGGTGGCAAGTTTCAGTCGCCTGAGAATGAGGAAAAGAACGATATCGATTTGGACGATACCAACGATTATCGTGAGGAAATGCCGGCTGTCAATACGGACAAGCACGTTCTTGCTCCCGAGTCGATTCCCGACGAGGATGTCGAGGAAAAAGAGAATGACGAATCGGTTGAAGCCGGTTCAAGCGGTAAAAAAGAAGGTTTCGGTCCCGGCAGTAACGGAGACGGTGACTCGACAACCGAAGAAAACGAGAATGTTACCAACAGCGCGGCTGACGAGGATGAATATTCCGAACAGGTCATGACGTATAATCATGAAGGTAAAAGCACCGCCGCCTTCATTCAGAATTCTCTTGATACAAAGGGCGTAATTCAGTTGGTCGGATACAACACCGAGCGAATCATCAAGCCTGATTTTTTCATC